ACATTTATTCCTAATAGTAGACTATAGGCTAATAAAATTCTATCGTGTGTTACAAGTGCTATATCAAAACCATTTTCTTTTAATTGATTTAGATCTGTTTCTCCTTCTTTTTTTCCTGTATCATAATCATAAATTTCATACATTCGTGTTCTATCCAATAAACTTAATGCTTGACACCAATCACCAGAACGTTTAAATAATAAATGAATCAATGCTTCATCATCATTATTGGACTGTAATTGATTACTTTTTTGTAAAGCAAGAAATGATGCTTTTGGAATTGAACCTATATCGTGAAGATCTGTGTATTGTATTGTTTTTTTACCAGGGGTAAAAAATGTTACATTACCATCAACATTTATTTTTGGTTCTTTAAGATCAAATCCTAATACTTCTTTTTTTTCTGTAATAATCTGTGCTCGTGAATATAAATTTACATTTTGATTTTTTTCATTATTTGATAAAGGTGGATATATACTTTTATTTTCTTTTTTATCTCTTAAAATTTTAATTTTAATATTTTCTCTTCCTGTAAAAAATGTATCTAATTTTTGTGCTGAATCTGCTATATTTTCATTATTCTTTATAATATAAAATGTATAATTTTGTCTTCTATCTTCATCACTAATTTCTCCTATAAGAGTTTTTAGAATAGATTGTTTTCTTAGTGTTGAAAAAGAAAAGAAAGATGAATCAATTAAGAGAACAAATTCTCTTTTATTTGTAGAGGATAATTGACGAAAGACATAAGGTAAATTATAATATTCTCCTCTAACTTTTACTGGATAGGCAGAATATGTATAACTTCTTTTTATTTCATTTTCTATATTGATTGGTAAAGGAACATTTTTTGGTGGATCTAACGTTTTTTGAGCATCTAGTAGACCATATTTTTCTTCATCTTCTTTTAATTTATTTTGTATATCAGTAAATGTAGAACCAAGTATAAGTTCTAATGCTTGTTTTTCTGAAATAGATTGATCGAATCTGTATGGCGTAAGAATATTCGATGTTTTAAAAAAATCAAATACGTCTTTTGAATTATTATTTCTTATATTGTTTTTTATCCATGAAGTATCTATATTTGGTGTTTTAATATTTTGTGTTGAACTTAATTTTTCTAGAATTTTAGTTAGATTCACTTTTGAAAAATCGTGTTGAAAATCTGCTCTTGCTAAAATAAGTAATAAATTATTTATTATCTGTGAATGAGGGCTCACCAACCCCAAAGGTGAAGAATCATTCATAGAACCTAATAACTACATATAATTTTTCTTAAAGGTTTCTAAGGTAACAACTGGAATACCTAACTCCTTCGCAGTCTTAATTTTAGACGAATCCTCGGAAGGGTCTTTCGCAATAAGCACTTTTGTTTTCGAGGAAACAGATGTTCCTACTTTACCACCTCTTGCTTCAATCTCTTGTTCCAACTCTTTCTCTCTCACACCTGTGAAAACAACGACTAACTCTGATAGACTCTTACCTTTAGGAACAACCACCTTTTCTAGCGTAACTTTTTTACATTCTAATTCCAACTCTTTCATAAATTCAAAGAATAATGGTAATCCTTCTAAGAACTGTTTCGCCGTAACTTCACCAACCCCTGATACTTTTGATAGTTCTGATTCTGTTGGTTTTTTACCATTTACTATTTCAGGAAATGCTTCTAAAATAACTTTTAACTTTTTCTCAGCGATACTTCTACCAAATAAATTTGAAGCAGTCATCAATGTTAGACAATCTGCGTTCTTAACACATTCTTGTATTTCACCTACAACTTTCTCCGCAGACTTCTTTTGAAATCCTTCCATCTTAACTAATTCATCCACCGTTACATGAATAAACTTTTTAAAAGTATTTATACCATTTGTATAGAGTCTCTCCACAATTCCAGGACCAACTCCTTTCATTTCTAACACTTTAGTAAAATATGTTATACGTTTTATCATAACATCTTTATCATCTGCTTTATTAGATATAATAATATCAACGTGCGTATCATTCCATTCAAAATCAACGTTAGGGAATGATGGTTTTTCACTCGCTGATTTTGAAAGAATTTTATGAACGTGAGGAATCACATCACCAGAACGAATTATAACAATTCTAGAACCTGGACCAATGATATTCTTTTCAATATATTGAGCATTGAATCCTGTTGCTTTTTGAATACTTACACCAGCTATTGTAACAGGGTCAAATTTTAGAATGGGTTTTAGAAATCCATCTTTCGAAGCATTCCATTCTACTTCTTTTACTATTACTTCTGCTTCTTCGTGTGTTAATAAACTTTTAAAAGCAAAAGCATATGATGGATTCTTTCCTTTTACTTGATTATGATCTCCATTATGGAAGATAACAATTCCATCAATTTCATACAGAGATTTTTCTCTTCGTTTCATTAAATAATTGGATAAAGTCTCCATTGTTAAATCAGATGTATTCATTGTGGTATTATGAACAATTTTAAATTTATATTTTTCTAGAGCTTCTAAAGAATCACTCATTTTTACACGAGGTTCTAATTGTTCATACGCAACAAATCGTGTCGCAGTAGCAAGTTCTGGATCAGGTTTCTTAGAGTGCATTACACCTGCTACTGCGTTACGAGCATTCGCTCCTTTTCCTTTTGCATATAACTTTAACCAATCGACTTTTTTAATAATTAATTCTCCTCTCACTGCTAATCCTGAAGGTAAAGCCTCAGGTATTCCTGTAATCACTGGTAATAAATGACTAATATCTTGTCCTTTATTTCCATCACCTCTAGAATACAATTTATATTTACCATCTTTTACAACAAGTAAAGCAGAGTTACCATCTAATTTCTCACTTATTACACATTGACCTGCATATTTTGCTTTCCATTTGTCTAATGATGCTTCATCTTCTCTAATTTTATCCAAGGAACCCATCCAATATGGTAAATCTACTTTTTCACCATATGTTGGAGCACCTATTTCTTTTAAGACAGGATTCTTAGGATCTTTCTTTTCTAAATAATCTTTTACAATATCAAATATATCATCTGTAATCACTGGTGTCCCTTTGTAATATTCAAACGATGCTTTTCTTAAAATTTCTGCTATTTCATCATTTGTTTTTGTCTTCAAATAATGAACAGGATCCTCTGATAATTTATTCATTTTACTTATACTATTATTTTTGCGAGTTTTTGTTTCAACTTTTTTAGAACTCATCTAAAAAAGGGGGAACATAATTTTTTTAAATTATTAATTTATTAAAAAGGGAACTAATTTATCTAGAAAAGGAAGAATATTCTTTTTCTACTAAAGATCTTTTATTCATAAAAGGTTCCATCTTCATAGATATTTTTCCATAATCTTTAAAATTTGTTATATTCATTATATTACCAGAAGAATCTTGTATTATTGTTCCACTTTTTGCTTGTTCTAAAGTAGGAATTGATAAATTATATTTTTTAAATATATCCATAATAGTTTTATACATATCATCTTCTGTGCCTAATGGGTATGATTTTGTAAATGTTTCCATCATAGTATATGCTTCTAATTGTTGCTCATCTGTCAAACCATCAATATTTTTCATATAGGAGTAGACCCCTGGATATTTTTTGAAAAATTTTTGCATCAAATCTTTGACCTGAGTCTCGGTTGGTTCAATTTTAATATTATATTGTTTTGATAATGAAATCATAAATGTATAGAATTGATTTACAGTTGGAACCGGAACTTTCTTTAATTCATTCATTTCTTTTGTTCCTATTTCTGACCTTTGTGAAAGAGTAATTTGTTCCTGTGAAGATAAATTATTGAAAGCACTCATTATTTCTGGATATTGTTTAATAAATTCTTCTATTAATGCTTTCATTTCTGGTGTAGGATTGATTTGAGCTGAATTAGGAGGAGGTGGTGGTTGAGTTATACGTTTATTAAATAAGTTTGAAAAAAAAGAACCCATTCTATCTAATTCAATCCTAGTTTATTCTGACCCCAAACGATCGTCTTCTTTATTTTAGGTTCTGATAAAACAGAATTATACATTCTGAAATCAAAAATCTTACCGTTAAATAATTCATCTCGTAATTCATATGTGCTTGTTTGATTTGACCAATTAGATTTACCTAAATAATTATTTGTAGAACCTTTTGTTTGTGGTAAATGACCAGATGGCTCTACAAAAACTTGTGTTCCATTTATATATACTGCTACATCAGGTCTATAAGAATCATTTGCTTTCGCTGTTATAGCAATATGAACCCATTTTTTAAGAGGAATTACTTTATTCACTTTAATTCTCATTTTTCTCTGTTTTCCATCCCAAATCTCATATAACAATGTTGCTCTAGTAGGTTTTAATTCAACCTTTTTTTGTGATTCTTGACTCTGAGAATAATCTGGTGGCACATCAAAAATCTTACATTCATATTCATTTACATTCGCTTTTAACAACATAAGATTTTGAGGAGTAGTTTCTAAACAGGCTTTGGGTCCACCTTTTTGAGGATAACTTGGTAACGTATTCTGTTGATTACCACATAATAAAGGTCTCTCTTCATTTGTATTTCCTTCAGGATCTCCAGAACCAAGAATTCCTAAAAAGACATTTCCATCTCCCGCTCCATTACCAAAGTCAAAGATATGAGAATTGTTTGCGAATGAATCAAAGTAGGCCCAGACACTAAATGCTCTTACATTTCTTAAATGAATTATACGACCTAAGGTTAAATCTGGATTGTCAGAAATTCTTATGAATTGATCTATACCATTAAAGGATAGACCATTTGTAACAGATGGATTTGGGTCTTCTGGAATACTGATACCACCTGCTTTACTGACTGTCAAATTCTTTGTATAATCAACCATATCATCATAGAGTCGTAACCAAGATACACATCCATCATAAAATTCTAACAATTCTACAATTTTTTCGGGAGGAGAAGGATCTACTTCCTCTTTCTCACCAAACCCGAAATCTTTTGCTCGTAAACACAATGGTTGAAATGAAGTATCTTTCTTCAAAATCCTACAGTAAGCATAACGATTTTCATTGTATATATCTCTCATATAATCATCACGGCTTAACTTCAATCCTTTTGCTACTGTTATTGATTTATAGGATGTTGTTGGTGTTCCATTTGTTCCTGCTAAAGCACAAGCAACAAACATATCCGCCATTGGTCCTGGTGTAATTACTCTACAATAATCGTGAGCAAATCCTAATCTTTGCACATCAACAAACCCACTAAAATATCGTGGATCTTGAATATATCCTTTTTCTTCTTTATGAGGACCGACATCACCTCGCTTTGGAAAAAAGGTTGAAAAATAATTCCCAGAATCATCTACCACAGGAACTACTTGTTTACCAACCATTGTAGCAAACCCTTCTTGTAAAGTTTTTGGCGATAGTATATCAAATAAAAGTAATACTATTAATAATCCTATTGCTATCCAGATTGTCCCGGGTAGAACCATTTGTTTGATTCCTTCCATCTATTGATTTAAAAGTATAATAATAGGATAGTTTAAAATGGAAGGAGGCAAACTCATTGGTGAAGGAACATATGGTTGTGTATTTCAACCCCCTCTTTTATGTAAAAAAAGCAAATATGGTGAGAGAAATGACTGCACAAAAAGCACTAAGTAAAGTGAAAGAAGCAAAACATTATTTTTTATTACCCGAACCTGATCTAACGTGTGTTCCTAAAATTCTTGATAACCAAGAAGATACCGATATAAGTAAATGTGATTTTTTAAAAGAATCTAAGGAGGATAAACATGTTGTTCAAGATAAACATGTTGTTCAAGATAAACATGTTGTTCAACTTGCAATGCCATATGGTGGAAAAGATTTATATGGTATTGCCTTAGGAATAAAAGAAGAAATTCATTTTTTCAATTTATTTCGTCATATGCTGGAGGCGGGAAGTTTAATGTTATTAAATGGTGTTGTTCATTATGATATTTATAGCAAAAATGTTTTAGTTGATAAATATAATATTCCCAGACTCATTGATTTTGGTCAAAGTTTTTTAAGAAAAGATATTTCATTGGATACAATTTTTAATGGTCGTTGGAAAGTTCTAAAACCGGAAGCATCTGCTACAGAACCACCTGAAGTTACATTTTTAACTGCGATGTATGAGCCATACCATTATAGTTTTGAAGATACTGTTAGTTATATTATGCCACAAAAACGTATATTGAATACTATTGAAAAAGTCTTAGGTATTCCAGTAAAAAAACAAATTAGTGATTTAGCAAAATTCTTTAAAGGTAGTCTTGCTTTTAAGAATCGTGATTATGTAAAGTTTTGGCGATTATATTATACTGGATTTGATTCTTGGTCTATTGGTGTTATGTTTGTTCAAATACTAAGTAAATTAGTTTTTTCTTTCCCATTCATTGAAAGTTCTGAATGGAAGTTGAAGAAACGGGTTACGTTAGATATTTTACGTAAAATGGTAAATAGTAATCCTAAAGAACGTATTGATTGTGTAGAAGCATTAGCAATTATGGATCCATTCAATAGTATTTATCAGGAGTATGGATTAGATTGGGTAGAGCGAAGAAGAGCACAAAGAAAATAAATAATATTTATTTATTCATTCGCTTTTAGCTTTACCTCAGATACACGTGGCACACACATATAAGAACAAAATATATCATAATTTAAATCACTATTCTTATTTTTTTCTTGATAATTGAAATTTGCTAAAGCGGGATCATAAATCAAGCGAGAGGAAGCATCACGATTTGTAACTTTTCTTGCTCCAGGTTTATGAGACCATAACTTATTTGAATCTTGTCTTAAAAAATGATAATCTTCATTTTGATCCACTATTAAAGCGATTTTTGATGTTCCTGTAGGACATTTTTCTTTAAATGTAGCCATTTTAATAAATGGATTATCACCAAATAGACGTGCCATCATATTGGGACATGTTTTTGGTAACTTTGATGAAAAATTTGGATACCCTGATGCCAATCCGGGTTGATGAAATGGTATATCACAATTAGAATTATTACATTTTGAAATTTGTTTATTATCATTAATGTTAAAAGAATAAGCAAAACAATTATGGGTTTCTTTAATTTTAAAATGTTTATTCCAATAATCTGGATTATAATCGGGTTCATATCCGGATAATGGAGAGATTCTTGAACATTTATCTTGATGTATTTCACAAAAAGAAGTTGTTCCAAAACATTTACGCATACAAGAGGAAGAACATTGACATTGATCTTTTTCACCGGTTTTTTGTAAAGATGTATTTTTAGTAATAGAAATTTTTCCTCCTTTTTGTTTTCTTTTTCTTGTTTTTTTTACATTCATCTTACTTAATTGTTTGAAAAAAAAATTGATGAATATATTTATATTCTAGTAATTTATAGTTATCGCAAATGTATTCTATATATTCTACTGTCTATCATAATCAACTCTTATCATCTTATAATTGTTATCTTGATGAGAAAGAATGGTTGCGTGTAACAAATGAGTTTGAATCATCAAGAATATTTGCTCGTATTATAAATGGAGAGAAGTCTTGGATTTGTGCTCTTGGCAGCCCTATACGTAGTGATAATACTGAAGTTGTAAAGCCTCTATTCGTTCCTCAATGGATGTTAGACCAAATTGAAGAAGAAGGTTCTGGCTCACTCTTAGAAGTTCAATGGATGCCATCGGATGTCTTTGATAACTCAGAACATATTGTTTTAGAACCATTTGATGATATCTCTGAAATTGAAAATATTGATGATATTCTACAAATTGAATTAACGAAGTTAGGTATTCTACAAAAGAATAAAATAATTCATATTGAAATTAATGAAGTTACTATACCTTTTCTTGTAAAAAATCTATCACCAGCAAGTATTGTTCTTTGTCAAGGAGATGAAGTGTCTTTAGAATTCTATAAAGAACCTCTTGTAAGACCACCAACACCTATTCCTCCACCTGTTGAAGAAATAATTAATACTTTTCCTCCTCCTCCTCATCCTCATTCTTTACCCAGATTTAATCCTTGGCGTAATAAAGATTTTAAACCTAATCTAAGTTAGTATGGATGATAACGCTTATAAAATGTGTAGCATGTTTAAAAGTAAAGAACCATTTTTAATTGGTAGAAATGGTTCTACAGAGTTAGAGGTTCTTGCTTATGTTTTAAAGAACGGTAATGATTGTATATTTCCTGAAGGATTAATGAAACGTTTAGAACTCTATTCTGGTATCTTCCCAGCAACACAAGAGTCTGTATCTTTATGGGTAAAAACATATAAAAAATCTTTAAAATCTTGTGATATGATTGCGGAAGGATGGTATGAACCATTAGAGAATGAAGAGAAATATATTTTAGATTCTATTATTCCTGAAAGACAAAAGATTATGTTACGCAATCTAGAACCATATTATGCGAAGTCACATCTACGATGGTCAGCTTTCTTAGCAAAAAAGACAGTTGCAATTATTAATTCATTTGCTCACACTTGTGAAGAACAAACATATTTATCAAAAGCAATATGGCCTGAATATACAGAATCTTTGCTTCCAACTTCTACAAAATGGGTTCCAATTCAAACATATTTTCCACCCAATATCGCTGGAACAAATAGCGAGGCATCTTGGGAAGTGGAGAATTGGTTTCAAGCAGTTGAAGAGATTGTAAAACAAATAGAAGAAGAAAGATATCATATTGATATCGCTATTATTGGATGCGGTGCTTTAGGAATGATTATTGCATCTAGACTAAAAGAAATGGGTATTCAATGTATTGTAATGGGAGGTGCTTTACAGATTTTGTTTGGTGTTAAAGGTAAACGATGGGAGACTCATTCAGTAATAAGTAAATTTTTTAATGATGCTTGGGTATATCCTCCAAATACTTGTAAACCTAATGGATTTAAGAAGATTGAAGGTGGTTGTTATTGGTAAGCGTTAGCGACCCTTTATGGGTAAGTGTTGATTGTTATGGCTTTATACAACCTACATACCTATAAACATTTCTATTTTCTACATCAAAATCAGTTGGATCTCTACCCCTAAGAAGAAAATATTGCCTTTTGTAGCTATTGTAAAAATCTCTATTATTTGCAATATTATCTAATGATGCAATATTTTCTAATGCTTCCCATCTAAGATTGCATTGTTGTACTGTTAATTTATTACAGCAATTTTTAGTCTTACTAGAACCACACCAGTTTTTATTATATTGTGTATTTTTATTTATATAATCATCTATATCAGATCGTGTAGCGTATCTACCAACTATATTATAAAATTGTCTTTTCAAATTCTTCACCTCAGGATTTTCTTGACTATTATTCCATCTATCAAGAAAAACACTTAATTGATCTAGAATAAAATATATGTCTTGACAATCTCTAAGATTAGAAGCCGGACGAAATTCTTCTTTATTTATATAGAAAAAACATAAAATGAATAAAATTATTAAAAATACATAAATATATTTTTCATTTTCATTCTACTATACCAACTTAAAAAATGAATGCTAAGTTCTAAATAAATGAAATATAGTCTTCAATATGCCAGTAACTTTTTTTTAAATTTACAAAAAAAAAGAGATTTTCAAAGTATGTTAAAACCTTCTTGTGAAAATCTCGCATTGCTAGGAAATATTGGTGCTCTTGATACACCCTCTTCACTCCGTATTTATAAAGATTTTCTAACCTATGCATCTTATAATTGGAAAGAAACATATGTTGTTCCTGGCCCTTATGAATTAACTTCTAAAAGTCCTAAAGTCTATAATAAATGCCTAGAAGAACTATATACATTAAATTTATCTTATGATAATGTAAAAGTTCTTAATAATTCTCACGTTATTATTCCAGGAACAGATATACAATTAATTGGTGCAACTTTATGGTCTAGAAGACCATATTTGAGACACCAATGTATGTTTGAATATGCTCATATATGGCTACAAGGTCATCAAGGGCTCCGTAATATTATGGGTGAAGATATCGTATCCTGGCATGAAGAAGATGTTCATTATATTAAAAATATGATAAAGAGTAATTATCGTTCTATAATTTTAACGCATCATTTACCTCATCCGATTCTAAATAATGATATTCTTAGAGTAAGAATGGATTCTAGTAATTTAGAAGATATGCTACAAAAACCTATAGAATATTGGTTATCGGGTGCTGGAAATACTACATTAACTGGCTACATAGGATACTCAAGTGATGTATGTTGCACAACAAATCCTTATACAAACTTTAATGATGCGAGAAATTCCTATAGTGGTTCTTACAATCCTAAAGCATCTGTTAATTTAAGGATTACTCAAAATGAATTAGTATAATAGGATTAATAAATGCGCATTCAATATGCTTCAGATCTTCATATAGAATTATGGCCAAAAGCAACATATGATGAAACGTTACAAGTTACAGCGTCTATATTAGTTCTTTGTGGAGATATATGTATTCCGAGTCATCCCAATTTTTACAAGTTTTTAGAATATATTTCAGAGAGGTGGGAAACAATTCTCTATATCCCTGGACTCTGTGAAATGAAAGAATCGTTTGATACATTTTTAAAAATATGTTCTACCTTCAAAAATATACATGTTCTCCATATGGATTATTATTTATTAAAAGATGAAAAAGATACTATTCTTGTTGTTGGACTCCCTCTTATGACACGAAAGCATAATGAAATGTTTGATGAGAACAGAGAGTTTTTAGAAAAGATGGTGAAAACATCTCCCTATCCTCTTTTAATTGTAAGTTATTATGCTCCATTCACTTGGTTATACGAAGAAGATATTGTTAAAAATCCATCAGAGAGTATGGCAGAACCTGATTTAGAAAAATTAATTACAAAACCGGTGATTGCTTGGGTAGTTGGACATATCCATTTACCGATAGAATATACAAGAAGATATTTTTTATCAACCGGTGAAGAAGGTTCTGTTCTTTTTGTAAGTAATCCAAGAGGAAACATTCTTACTTATAAAGGAAAAATCTATTCTCAAAATCAATACTATAGAAAAGAAGCGGTTCTTACACTGAATCCATCAGCGATGGAAGAATATTCTTCTCATAACTCTTCTGAAATCCCTGAATGGCATCGTAAAAATTTGGAAATGGTAAGAAAACAATAGAACGTTTTTCTTTTAAATAAGATATTGCTTCATCTGTTTTCATTCTTTTACGGGCGATTAAATACATTGCGACTACTGCAGCTGAACGTTGCATTCCAGCATAACAATGAACCAACACATTATTTAAATTATGCTCTTTTGTTAATTTATATATAATTTCATAAGACCATAATTCTAAGTTACGAATTTCTTCTGCTTGTAAATTATCGTCTACAGGCACACGATATCTACGTTTAATAGATGAATGAAAAGGTAAATCTTTTGTGCAATTAAATACAGTAGTAATGTTATTTTTTCTTAAAAATTCTTCATCCATAGATGCCTTTCCATTTCCTAACCAAAGTCCGGGCATGATTAAATCAGCATTATTTTTAAATGGAAATGACATTCTTACTATTTATTTATAATTTATTTACAAAAAAATTGATTTACAATTTAACTAATAATATATATCACATCACCTTTAATATGTATACACGGCACTTTTATTACATTAATGATGTAAAGGCTGCTCTTCAGTATAGCATACATAAACAATCTATTGAAGAATCTGTATATTGGACAAAAGAATTGCTTGATTCTGATACTACAATTCTAGTTCAACAAGTATTCTTTTACTCTTGGTTTTATAGCATTGGTTTAGGAAATCTAAACATCTTGTTAAATATTCATAATCCATCTTTGGAAACAGTATATGCTCTTGCTTCTATTGAGCAACGTAATAATACTTTACCATATATGCTTGTAAATGGCTCATTAGAGAAACCATATAAAATGAAAAAAACTCTCTTTAAATTATCGAAAGATTCGAAACATATAAAAGATTTAAATAAAAAGATTGATAATTGGGTTCGTGCTACATTGTATGGTAAGTATTTAGAATCCTGGCAACATAGTTTAGAACTATGGAAAGATACATCTTTTGAAGAAGTTATTAACCAAATTATATATATAAAATTTGATAATCCTTCCTTCATTATTGATCTAATTGAAGTAATTAGTAATTTAGATTATATTCTTCTCATATATCGTAAGTGTGCTATTATTGGTATATTATGTATGGATGATCTTACTGTTGAAAAGGGAATTAAACCTATTAGAAAAATGGATTCCAATATAAATCTATATATTGAGTGTTGGAAATCCACATATGGTTGTAGAAAGGGCAGAGCATATCCTATAAAAAAAGAATGTTTGTATGGTAAGTGTCCCAGAGGTTCCATGACGGTGGAAGAAAGTAATCTATCAGATATCTACAATTCAGAAGAACTTATAAAAGGTCAAAAAGTGTATAATGAAATTGTAAATATCTTCGGTTCTTTTGAGGCTTTTAAAGAAGATTCAAATAGATATGATGAGTTCTATAGTCATTTCTTTCACGATGATATTCCAGATGAATGGTCTTTAGAAGAACAAGAAAAAAGTCACGGAAAAGGTATTTTATCTCTTGGTGAAAAACCTAGTTTTGAGAAATTCTTTTGCATATGGGTAAATAAAGATAGTGAATGTTTTATATCTGAGAAGGATTCAATTCTAAAAGAATATAATGAAAAATATCCTTCTAAAACATTTGACTTTGAATTAGAATTGATAAAAAAATATGATACATCTACATTTAATATGAATGCTCTTCAGGAATCAATAGTGAATATATAAACCTTATTATCAATGATTTTACCATTTAATACATTTAAATACTTATCATAAATTTTTTGATCAGATTTATCTGAGTCTATGTAATATTCCTTTTTATCTGGTCCATAAATGAGTATTAACTCTTTTGACCCCTGAATTGTATCAATGTGTTCCAGCATATGTTTTGGACAATACAATTCTTTGAAGATAATTGGGTTGGAACATTTCGAATATAATGATCCTTCTTTTACATAAGCAGTACATTTCATTTCATCTATATCTTTATTATGATCTTCCTCATAAAGATATGTTGTAATTTTATCTTTTCTTATTGCTTGAATAAGAGGTTTTACATCTACGTGAAGAGTCTTCGCAATATCAGTTGCTAACTTCTTAATTTGACCTTCAAAGACATTTTCAAGAGTCTGGTATATTGTTCTGTCAATTGGGATAGATTGCATTTGGATAAATAGTATTGAAAAAATATTCGTAACAATTTTTTTCAAAAAATGAAACTATAGAATAATGGCAAATCCAAATGAATGGGGTCCTATTTTATGGAAAATAATACATATATGTTCGGTTCATCTTGGTGATGAAAAAAATGCTCTATTACAAAAAGATCAAATAAATTATTATAATAATTTTACAAAACAAATTGGTATCTTGTTGCCTTGTAAAGTTTGTAGAAAACATTATTATGATTATGCTTTAAAACATAAAAAAAGTGTTGAATATTATGATTTAAAAGAATATTCTATTAATTATTTTTTCAATTTACATAATGAAATTAATAAAGAAAAAGATAAAGTTCTTTTCACAAAAGATGATTTTTTTTTAGCATACAGCAACTATAAATCAAATAATTTAACTTCTTGTATCAAAGAACTTGAATCATTATTTAAAACCTATATTTTATATAAATACATTAGTGTGGATGCGCTAAGAGACTTTTTACTATCTTTACAAAAGTTACGAACTTCTATACATTTTTAAGAACTTGTTCTTTTACACACAACAGGCGCTTTTGCTTTTGGTGAAATAATGTTTTGAGAAATTCCCATTAAATCGGTGCCTTTTGCTCCACAAAACTCTGCTACTTTATACCATAATAAACCAAACCACATAAATGTTGATACTGATATAAGAATACCTAAGATAGAATCACAATTCGATGTATTATAACGAAGTATTACTAATCCTAAGAATACTAATACTATTATAAACATACTAGCTGCAGAACGATATTGACGATTATCCACTAATGATTTATCTACAGAAGGATCAGATATCATATTAAAATTAGAAAGAGCATTCATAAATAAGTAAGAAAAGAAGAACGATATATTGGCAAAATAATAGGATGGAACACGTGTTACAAAACTATTTGTTCCAGGAATTATAGAACATATATCACTTGTTATAGAATTATTTGTATTTGTTTGAAACATTAGTCTCCAATTGAAAAAAGTAATTACAGATATTGTTATACCTGTTATTAGTGGCCATAACCATAACCAATTACTAGAATTAATAAATTCTGATAATGTTACCATCGCTGGTGGTGGCGGTGGTGTTGGTGCTCCTGGAACATTGATTGGTTTCTCTGCATATCCAAGATATACTGATAATACAATTATAGTAACAACTAAAAGAAATATAATAATAGATACTCCAACTATTAATTTATTTTTTTTTATCCAATCAACAAAAGCCATCTATAAATACATTATATTTATGAAACCGTAGAATTTAAATCCAAAGTAAATATAAAATAGAAACTAATAAATATACCCCAAGATATAAGTAACCAAATAACATTCGCAATAGTAGTATTTGTTAAATTATGAAGAAATGAAATCAATAATGATACAATAGGAACTATGAATAATTGTCCTAGAAGCAATATAATTATGCTACGATTTCCCAAACTACAAGAAAGAAAAAATTCATATAAAATAATTAATAAAGGTAAACTTAATAAAAAATATAAAGTGTTACTTCTAAGAACTTGAATAAAATTCATCTATTGAGAGCATATATAAATTGGTTCATTATCAGCAGTTTTATTTCGTAATAACGGTATTCCTAAGAAATTGATTGTATTCTTATTTAATAAATTTGTATTTTGATATACTAAAAAGTATCCTACAATAGCTCCTAAGAACAAAGCAATAAATACCGAAGTCCTTGATTCACATCCTGTATATATTCGGAAAAAAGCATATAATAATGTTACACTAAAAACTAAAATCATTGTAATATAAGAGCGTGTCATATAAGATGAATCAAGAACTTCATATTCTGGTTTTAAAAGATTAGATGCGGAAACAAAATAAGTAGATGCAACTGCTAAAAGATAAACACCATAGGAAATAGAATCAGAACGTAGAATGGAACCTAACTCAGAAAATGTTATAGAATGAAATTTACTATTACAGCCTTTCTCGGGGTCTATTTTTCTATTCCCATTCATAAAAGAAGCAATACTTTGAAATCCAGATAAGAATAATAAACCTTCTAGCAACGATAGAAATAAAACAATATGTTGTGATGAGAGTGTTATTAAACCCATAAAAAATGATCCGTATAATACGCCATCAGGTAACATTAGAAAAATATCTTTTATAGACTCGAATATAATTGTCATTGACATCTTCCTATAGTGATATAAGGATTCATTTGATATAGTATATAGAACTATGGGTATTCCCTCCTATTATCGTTTTCTTATAGAAAAACATTCTTCCTTACTAAAAAAACAATATGAATCAAAAGGTAAAAAGATTTTATGCTATGATTTAAATTGTATTATTTATAATTGTCTTGGGAAAGCTAAATATAATGGAACAAATTTAGAAGAATATGAACGAATTATTATCGAAGAAACTTGTAAATATATTGAGTTTATTTGGAAAAATTCGGGTAACTGTGAAGAAGTATTTCTTGCCGTAGACGGTGTTGTTCCAATGGCTAAAATGAAACAACAGCGTTTAAGACGGTTCAAATCAATTGTCTTAGCACAATATGAAGTTCAACAACAAGTAAGAACCGTTGATGAAGTGCGATGGGATTCCAATGCGATTACTCCAGGCACAGTATTTATGAAGAAGCTACATGCTGCTCTAGAACACTTATGTAAATCTCATAAAGGATGGTCATTATCAGGATTTGATGAACCTGGTGAAGGGGAGCATAAAATTATGTCATACATTCGTAACCTCAAAGTAAATGATAATACTATTCTCGTCTATGGTTTGGATGCCGATTTAATTTTATTATCAATGTTACATTCAGAGAAAAATAATTTATTTTTAATGAGAGAGGAAATGGAGATAAACAACACTAACAAAGTAAAAGATAATCCTCAATTCTTATTCTTTGATATCAATGGATTTAAAAATATTATTATTCCTGACTATACCAAGGAGAAATTACTGAATTACATTATGATGATGAGTTTCTTAGGAAATGATTTCTTACCTCATAGTATTGCTTTTACCATTAAAGATGCTGGACATACATTTTTATATGATATGCTAAAAAAGTATAATAAGAATTTAGTGGATTCCAAGAATAAAGTGATTTGGAAAAATATAAGTGAATTTTTAAAACTCTGTTGTGGAAAGGAGGAATTTGGTATTGAACAATTCTGTAAAAAAAAGAATCAAATTAAATTTTACCGTGTCCATAAAGACAGATCTACAGAATATGATATGAAAATGGCTCCAATTCAGATCCTACCTTGTCAATGGTTTGTTGAAAAAGAAATATTTGATAGTAAAACAGATTCTTTAAAGAAAGGATGGGAAGAAAATTATTATAGTAAATTTTTAATCAATGAGAAAGAAAAGATTATTAATGAGTTTTGTAAGGGTTTACAATGGATTATTGATTATTATGTTGGAAAACCAATTGAATATGATTGGTATTATCCTTGGTTAAATGTTCCTTTATGGTCGGATATTTCTAACTATTTAGAAACATCTATTATGAATATTGAATATGATATTCAAAAACCATTAGAACCAGAACAACAATTGGCAATTGTTCTTCCTCCAGAAAGTTATGGATTAATTAGAAATGATAAATATAAGAATTTTCCTAGCCTATATCCTCAGTATTATCCAATAAAATTTGGATTTCATAGTCTTGGTAAGAAATGGTTTTATGAATGCGAATCTGAAATTCCCATATTTAGTTCAGCAGTCCTTCGTTCACTACTTTAAAAAACTTCAATAGTCATTAATTAGATGGGTAATACAGTATCACAACAATCACAAAATGTAAACCCAGCGCACGTGCGCATATATGTAAATATATTATCAATAAGAGATTATAAAACACGTGCTGAGATGATACAAACTGTTTTAGCAGGTCCTGAATATGTATATACGGCAAAACAAACTGGAGTCTATTCGCATTTATTGAATTATTTAGCAAGAGTAAATTCTGGAAATCAGCCATCTTTATTACCTTATGAAAAGGAACCTGTTAATCAAAAAACATCAATATCAAGTTTAGTAATTCCTCCACCTACAAAGCAGCAGAGAGATTATTTATCAAAACCTAAAAATGAAGAAAAAGCAATTGGATATTTCCAAGCGTGTTTGGAAGTTCTTGGTTTACAAGAAGAAGTTGCTTTAACGGAAGAAACTTTAAAAAGTGCTTATAAAAAAGCTGCTCTAAAAAATCATCCTGATAAAGGTGGTTCTGAAAAAGCATTTGAGCGTGTTACTCGTGCTTATGCTTATCTGAGTGAAATTCTAAAACGTATTCATGGTGGTAGAAAAGAAACAGTGAATGTGGAAGCACCAACTGTTCTGAAAGATTCACGAGCAAAAGATTCCAATCAATGGCAACAAGTAGAACCTGTTCGCTTAAATCCTAAAAAGTTGGATATAGATGCTTTCAATAAAATGTTTGAACAAACTCGTATTCCCGATCCTGAAGAGGATGGATATGGTGATTGGTTACGAGATGAAAAAGATGATTCAAAAGCAAAAACATTCAGTGGTAAATTTAATAGAGATGTATTTAATCAAGCATTTGAAGAGGAAGCAAAGAGAAATGCTGCGAATAATAATTTCATAGTAGCACAACCCGAATCCTTAATGATGGCTCCTAATATGGGTATTGAGATTGGAAGAGGAAAACCTTCTTCATATACCGCTCCCATTATGAATAAAAATATGAATTTCACAGATTTGAAACAAGCATATACGATTGAATCAAATATATCACAACAAGTGGCTTCGGTTCGTGTGGATACTCGTAACTTTGAATCTTATAAAGATGAAAGAACAAAAGCACCAAGACCTCTAAATGATAGTGAAATGGAAGATATTCAAAGAGGAGAACGTTATATGGCAAAAAAAGAAGAAGATCGTAGACGTCGTGCAGCGGAAGAAGATATCTCTTCTACAAGTTATTTTGAACGAATGAAACGTTTAGTATTAATGGATGTTTCAAAAGATAAATAAAATATAATAATAGATGGCAACACAATCAGTGTATTTAATAACATTTGGAATTTTATTAGTCACGGCAGCAAGTCTTGGATATTACTATTCAAATACTATTATAGAATCTGATATATTTCAAAAGAAGGATTTATTGTTAGAAGGAACAACAAATCCTACATTATGGCTTTACTATGATCAAAGTGATGTGAATAGTCGTTGGTGGCAAGACTTTGGTGCTCGTTCCTCTCGTGTTCTCCACACGCCTTTCTTAAATTTATGTTATCAAAGCATTGCGAAACATTGTGGTCAAACATATAATATACGTGTCATTGCTGGACTCACCGATTTAGCTAGCTTATTAGGTGGTTGGGACCATCTACCCAAGTCATTACAAAATCCTCTTGCTTCCGTTCAACAAGCGGAAATGAATTATATACGTGCAAAACTTCTGAAAACATATGGTGGACTTTGGGTAAATCCATCTTGTATATTTATGAAAGATATGCCCGATTTTAAAGAGTCAAAAGAGGTAATATTTACTGGAATGGATACAAAAGATATGTTAAGTGATTCGGAAGGAACTTTAGCACCTGGAACACAAGTAATGTATAGTCCTAGAAAAGAACATCCTATTTTTGTGGAGTTAGAAAGACTTTCTAGAGAACGTTTGGAAAGAAGAGAAGGTGGAACACAATTCCGTCACGATATCTCCAATGATTTAAGAGATGTTATGAGAGATTATTCTGGGCAATACGCATATTTACCAAGTTTAGAATTTTCAAGAAAACCAAATGGACGTCGTATTGAATTAGAAGATTTATTATCAAAAGGTAAAATGCCTATATGTTCTAAAGCTGTATATGTCCCTGTATACTGGTATGAACTGAAACGTCGTTCAAACTTTGCTTGGTTCTTACGATTATCAGAAGAACAGATTATGAGCAGTGAATTGGTTGTATCTAATTTGTTTTAAATAAATAAGAGAGATGCCAGCACCAAAACCTGCTCCATCTCCGAAACCTGCTCCAAAACCTGCTCCAGCACCTAAACCTGCTCCGAAACCTGCTCCGAAACCATCTCCAGCACCAAAACCTGCTCCAGCACCTAAACCTGCTCCAGCACCTAAACCTTCTCCAGCACCTAAACCATCCCCAGCACCTAAACCATCTCCTTCTCCAAAACCATCTCCGAGTCCTTCTCCGAAACCATCTCCAGCACCTATTCCAATATGGATAAAAAGAAGCACTGATCTTGGATGCCCAAGTAATTATAGTACTTGGGGAGGAAACTATAGTGGCCAATGGAATGATTTATGTTTTGTTTCTAATGACGATAAACAAAGATATAATGGTTCCAATGGGACTATTGTGAATCCATCACCAAGCCCTGTTAGTGTTTCAATGAGTCCATCACCAACTCGTTTGACTGGAGGTAGGTCAAAAACTCATAAAAAGTTTAAGTAAACTCCATAACATAATCACCACTTAAATCACTATATTCCATAACAACTCTTATTTGGTAAACCGTTGTTTTAATACCATTGACAATTTTTTCTTGTCCTAATAAATCATATTTATGAACTTTTAATAAATGACGTATAATAGTAATGCGTTTGTTATCAGTGATATCCGATAAGAAGCGTTTTGCCTTGCAAGGTAAATAATATGGTTCTATCCATATTAAAACATCGTTAAATCTTTCCTTTGATATATCAAACTTTGTAAATATTCTATTATCATTGAATCCAAGAAAATGTAGATGAATTAATATTTCTTCTACAAGTTCTTTTGGTGGAACTTTTCTAAATAGTTCTGTCATCCTATTGTTGTATTAATAATCGTAATATATCAAATGACTGCGTTTTTCCTTGGGCAAACTGGATCCACCCTTTCATAATAAAATATTGAATCATTTGGTTCATTTTAGGTTGTAGAATACCAAGTTGTTTCGAATAAATATTCAAATCTTGTAAAAAATCTTCATAACTGATTCCCGTAGACCAAATTTTAAAAAATAGATTCAATAACTTTTCATCATCTTTTTTAAGATAAGCACGTAGAATCTCAATACTAAAACTATAATTTGGCGAACCAAATAAAAAATTTATATCTTCAACATTAATAACTTCTTTATTTTTATAATAATTGGATAGAACTTGAATAATAGATTTAATTTGTGATGGTGATTTTACTAAAGTCATTAAAAAAGAATAAGACTCTGGTGTTAGTATTTGATTCGTATCATTATTTTCTTTTAAAAAATGGTCAATCAAATCAAAAGGAGAAATAGATTCTATTTCAATATGTAAGCATCTTGAACGAATAGGAGGTATAAGATCAGAAGAATATCTGCTACAAAAGAAAAATCGTGTTGTATGAGCGTGAGTTTCCATTGGTCTTCTTAGAGCTTGTTGGCTTATCATTGGTAAACTATCAGCATCATCAATCAATATCCATCTAAATATGCCTTCTTTCGCAGATGTATGATGCACAAATTCTGTAACATTTTGACGAACACAATGAATTCCTCTGTCTTTTTCAGAAGACAAATTCATAATCCATTCACTCTTGTTTTTAATAGAATGTTTTGCAAAATATGTTTCAATAAATTCTTTTAAAAGAGTTGTTTTTCCTGAACCATTACATCCAGTAATAAAAATATGTGGTATATCATTTGTATCATCAAGTATTTTATTAAATATTTCTTCAATATAATTTTGTCCTATTAGTTTTGTTTTAAAGACCATCCTGATGTAGATTCTTCAACAATGCTTAAACCTTTTTTATAATTTCATTTAGAATATGAACGCATCTTATTATGATTTGCTAGGAGTTTCAAAAAATGCTGATGAAAATGAGATTAAAAAGAGTTATAAGAAACTCTGTTTACAACATCATCCTGATAAAGGAGGAAAACCAGAGCAATTTCAAAAGATACAAAAAGCGTATGAAGTGCTAAGTGATTCTCAAAAGCGATCTATCTATGACCAAACTGGCCAAGATCCTGATGTTATAGAACAAGGGAGACCATCCTCAGGTTTTGGTGGGATGGGACCAGTAGATATTGGTGACATATTTATGAATATGTTTGGTCAAGGAATGGGTTCTGGATTTTCATTTGGTCCTGGTCAAGGAAGAAAGAGAAAGGGTCCTTTAAAGTCTCACGAAATATCGGTAAGTTTATATGACTTTTATCACGGAAAAACTATTAAGTTACAGTTTGACCAACAGAAGTTTTGTCAAACTTGTAAAGGAGAAGGATGTAAAACAACCGTTACTTGCCAGGGATGTGGAGGAAAAGGTTTTGTAGAACAAATGATGATGATAGGTCCTGGAATGGCTGCTGTAAATAGATCTCCTTGCGGTCATTGTAGAGGAACTTGTAAGCAAAACTCTGGCACTTGTGTAAGCTGTAACGGAAAGAAGTTTTTCAAAAAGGAGAAAGTTCTAAATGTTACTATTGAACCTGGAATGACTCCTGGAGATTCTTTAACTTTCCCAAATGAATGTAGCGATGATATTCAATATGAAGAATCGGGAGATGTTCGTATTATTTTTCAAGAAGCTGATTCTGATTCACAAATAAGACGATATGGAAATGATTTACATGCAACACATACAATAAGTTTTACTGATAGTTTGCTAGGAACAACATATATAACAACTGAACATCCTGGTCATAAAGATAGTTTTAGTATAGAAGTACCGAAGGGTGTATTAAATGGTGAAACAATTGTTGTAACAAATGAAGGAATGCCAAAACGTAATACGAAACAATTTGGCACCTTCAATCTTAAAATTCAAATTGTCATTAATGACTTTGAAAAGAGTGTATTAAAAGATAAAGAAGAATTAATTAAAAATATGTTTATGAACGGGGATTAAAAGCAGAAGCATCTTCTACTAACTTCCATTCGGGGTTCATTCCATTTACTGCATCTTGTGCTTGACTACCATTGAGTAACATGTCAGGTGAATTTACCGGGGCTTCACCACCACGCATAGATCTTCTTCTTCTTGTAGAACGACGACCTCTCTTGGTAGAACGACGACCTCTCTTGCTGGAACGACCCTTACGCTTACTAGAACGCTGCTTTCTACGACGACGACCACCCGCTTGATCTTTCATACCCGCAATTTCAGAAAAAGAACGATCTAAGGGTCCTAAGTGACCAGCACCACGTAAACTCGCATCTAAAAGACCTTGATCGCCAACAGGAGCTTGTCCGCCTAACATTAGTTTATTCATAGAAGAATTCATTTGAGGCATAGTAGAATTCATTCCAGACATAGAAGAATTCATTTGAGGCATAGAAGAATTCATTCCAGACATAGAAGACATAGAAGACATAGAAGAATTCATCGGAGGCATAGAAGAGTTCATTTCAGACATAGAAGTATTCATTCTGCTATTTGTTGGTAACATATTTTGTCCGCCATGCTGATTGGAATGAATAGAATCGTAGTTTTTACCTTGTGCTAAAGATAATTCTGAAGAACCGTTCATAGAGGAATTACCTACATTAGAACCATCAAGATTAACATAGCCTCCCATCATATGATTACGCTTTGATTTACGTCTACAAGATCTTCTTTTAACCATTCTATAATTAAAAAAGATTTTTTATTGTTCAAACTTCTCTCGTAGGCTCTTCGCCTTAATACGACGCTTTTGAACTTTACCAGATACAATGTAAATAGAATTCTCTGTTAAAACAATAAAGTCTTCTTGAACTTTATAAATCTTCTGAATAATGCTTGTGAACTCATCATTTGACTTGATAAGCATTTTCTCCTTGGTATCATCATCTTCCCCCATAAATGCTTTATTGTTGAAAGTATCCATAAAATAGTCAAGCATTATAGGTTTATCTTGCTGAATTGCTAAACGAGCAGCGTGATTTAAAGTCTGTGCCGAAGGGACCGCTTCTTGGGTTGCTGGGTTAGGCTGAGTTACATTCGTGGGGACTGACATCTCTATTCTATGTCCAATTCGGAAAGTGGAGAAATAAATTTTACGCAACGGGCTGTGGTTTTAATGTTTCTAACGAATGTGCTTTCAATATTGTATTCATAAATTCATAAGCCTCTTCCAATTGACTTAGATTTCTGGCGCCGGTAATAATAATACTTCCCGTTTGGAAAATTGCGATTGTAATTCTTTTACAAGAAGCTTCTGACTTTCCATCACCTTGCCCATTACAAATTTTATCACACATACAAATACCATTTTTGATTTTAGATACTTCGTTATAATAATACTTGGTATTAATACCTTGATAAATAGTAGTTTCAAGTGTGCTAAATAATTTGTAATGATTCGCTAAAATCTTATGAAGTTCATCGCGGCGAACTAAAGCATTTACTTTATAGTCGGAATTGAGAAGTTGAACTGAAAACTTTTCCACCTTTAACGGCTTCTCAGAAATACCTGTAAAAGTCTTAAATTGTTCAATAAGCCATATAAGAACAAGTTGAGAATATGCTTCTGAAGTAATACCAGTCATCTGAAATCCACCATTCGCAAACAACTTAATATTTACTTCCTTAAATCCATTACCATCTTCTCTCTTTTTACGAATTACAATAGTAGATTGATTAAAGAAAGAGTTTTTAGAAACTTTTCTCTTTGATAAGACATCTCGTGAACTAAATCCAATTGCTTTCTCACCATATTCAATTTTCAGAAAACCTTCCCCAGGATAACCAATAGGAATACATACTTGAGTGAATTGTTCAAAGATTTTTTGAATATTCAGAACAGAACCAAGATGACCTGTTGTAACCAACGTGGAAATACGTAGAGGTGTGAATACTAATGATTTAGATTCCATTTTATTAGATATATTTGTTTAAATGCTTTGTCAATTTTTATCCAAAATATCCAAAATATCAATTATATTTTTTTGAAACCAAGAACTTAATATTTCTTTTTTTGTTTCAAATATACAAAACTTTAAAAAGTCTGGATCCGTATAGGAAATCATTTCTTTCCCTGCTTCAATACTTAAGATGCTAAGTATATAAGCCATAAAATATAAAAACATGGCAAGTTCGTGAAACATCCAGCTCCTTAATAATGTATCAAATATATTTGGTATATCATTTCTTCTAGCGTTCATTAATGTAGACCAAAGATTCTTACATTCTTCCTTTTTATCTGGATTCAATAAGAAATATCGTATATCTCCTCGTCGAAATAAAATATCAATATTTGAAATGTTATTTTCTTTTATACTTAAAATCTTTGTATAACGTTCTTTAAAATCTTCTGGAGGAGGAGATTCTAATTGAATTACTGTAAATTTATGAACAATAGAAGGATGAATTCTTGAAATTGAATTACATAAAAAGATTATCATAATTTCATTAGGATTTTCATCTAACAAAGGACGAAGAGCCATCTGTGCTTGGTCTGTTAGAGTTTCTGCTTCATCAAAAATAATGATCTTTGGTTTCCCCTTTGTATCTCCTTGAAATAATATATGAAGAGAAGAACGAATAAAAGGATATACACGAGATCTTACTGCTTCTAATCCTCGTTCATCTGAAGAATTTAAGAATAAAGCACGAGAAAATTTAGCTCCAAAACTATTACTTCCATAAAATGCTTCAACCAATAGTTTGGCAGAACTCGTTTTACCAGAACCTGGAGGACCTGTTAAAATAATATGATTTCTTAAACTAGGTTCTTTAATCATTAATTCAAATAATATTTTAACTCTTTGAGGCAATCCTTGAAAATTAGGTTTATCGTTATCCATCCTCTTTCTATAACTATGTATCTAAGTATTTAGGTTGATTCTTAAAGACAGCACTTAAATATGAATATACGAAATCGTTTAGACACTATGCCACCACGCGCCAAGAAAGAACCTGAAGAAAAAAAGAAGAGAGTTAAGAAAGCAATTAATGTGGTAGCAGTTGTAACACCTGAAGGTATTCAAGGAAATTTTACTGTAGAACCACGCAAACCATTAATAGCACATCTTGATGTTCATTCCAATGAAGTAATATTCCGTGATCAACCATTACATTATGATCCGAACCCCCCTGTTCAGCCAGAACCATATGACGCAGTAGCAGATGATTTTTTTGCTACTGCACAAGAAATTATAGAAGAAGAATTGGTAGTTACCATAGAACAAAAGAAAGAAGAATCTACAATAAAATATGAAGAAGTAAAAGTAGAATCAAGACCTATACAAGTATTTAGTAAATCGCAGATTATGATTGAATATATGAATTCGAATCAAAGTCAGAGGTTACCTGAGAAAACAAATATCGCATGTTTTTGGTGTTCTCATAGATTTGAGAATCAACCTTGTATTATCCCTGAAAGAGAAGTTCAAGGTGTTTATAAAGTATATGGTAATTTCTGTTGCCCTGAATGTGCAATGGCTCATTTATTAAATGAATCTATTGATCCTCACGTTCGTTGGGAAAGAATGGCTTTATTAAATAGAATCTATGATACAGATGTAAATGGTAAAGTATATCCAGCACCACCTCGTGATTCATTAGAACTATTTGGAGGTCCTTTAACGATTGAATCGTATCGTGCTACTATTCGCTCTAAAAAAGTTCGTATTGATTTACATATGCCTCCTATTGTTAGTATCATTGGTTCTATTGATACAAAACCTATTGATTTTTATGATACTTCCATTAAAAATATAATGACTCTTTTACCATATGACAAAATTCAACAAACGGAAGAGGGTTTACGTTTAAAACGAAATAAACCTCTCAAAGATAAAGAAAGCACTCTTGATGCTTGTATTAATCTTGAAATTAAAAATAGTAGGAAGTAGTAAAACAAAATAAAAAGTAAAAAAAGTAAAAAAAGTAAAAAAATTGATAAAAAAATAATGATATAATATGTAGTATAAAATGGACTTTTCTATCCGTGATATTATTCGTGAGACAAGAGCAAGTATCAATGCGAGACTTGATATGCTAGAGTTATTAATTCAAAATGGTAAACCATCTGTATCATCTAATCCAGTTGATTTATCTCGCATTGAATTCATGATTACTTCATTATCTTCTAAAATTAATTCAATGGAAAATAAGATGAATGATATTATAAATAACAACAAACAAGAAGAACTTCCTTCTATAATTTTAGAAGAAAAAGAAGATGAAAAAGATGAAAAAGAAGTTGTAAAAGAAATTATTATTCAAGAAAAGAAAGAGGAAGAAGTTGTTGAAGAAGTTGTAGAAGAAGTTCTTGAAGAAGAAGAAGAAGTTGTTGAAGAAGAAGAAGAAGAAGTTGTTGAAGAAGAAGTTATTGAAGAAGAAGAAGAAGAAGTTGTTGAAGAAGTCGAACAACAAGAATTAACAGAGTTTGAATACAAGGGAATGATTTTATATCGTGATGGAGAGAATAAAGTATATCAAATGGATGAAGAAGGTGAATTAGTAGATACACCAATTGGCGTTTGGAACGAAGCGAAGCAGAAAGTTCTACGAATTTAAATGTTCTCTAAATACAGTAATGCAAATTTATTATCCCCCTTTAGTATTAAGTGCAATTTTTTTTGCCGCCATTGTTGTAAATCTTAATAATAAAGATTATTCCACTGTATTTGGTTTAGCTTTATTAGCAATCCCCTCTACATTATTTTTAACATATTTATCTCAAAAAGGACTTAATGTAGTTGCTTATATACTTTTACTTGTTCCTATTGTAGTTGTTGTAGCTGGTTATGAAATGGGAGTTAAAAATTCATCCTCTACGCCACCATCTCCTGTATCAGTAGAAGAAACAAGTAATTCTACTCCGAATCGAATAGAACCAAAAGAAGGTGTTCAAGATCATTGTAAAAAATGTAAATTGAATCCTTGTATGTGTCCTTATAAACCACCCACAAGTTAAATATAAAGAATTAATTCTATAATTTTAAAGAATGAATATTTACGGTTTATCTTATTTTAATTATATTATTCGAACAATACTATACTTAAAAAATTACTTAAGTGAAACGCTAAGACAAAGATACAAACAGTTATCCTCCGATACCATTGTATTCTTCCAGAATAACCCAACCCCTTATTTTTCATCTTATTTAGATCTTCATAATAAAAATAATGGTGTAATTGTATGGAAATATAATTTAAATAATAAATTATTTTATCAATATAATTGTATTCATAAAGATGTGAAACATTTACCAATTATCAGTGCTTATATTGAAGAAGTAAAAGAAGATGGCACTAAGATTCATATAACTTATTTAGATGAATTTATTCAAAATACAAGTATTGAATCTTCCAATGTAGGATTTCCTACCTTACAACAGTTCTTAGAAGTATGGTCCTATAGTAGTGGTATTGTTCTTGATAGAACAAAAACGTATAATATAGTTTATTTAAATACAAATGCGGATGAAATAACTGTAAATTGTTTAAAGGAAGATTTTGATTTCTCTCTGTAAGAAAGAAGAAAAATTAAAAGGGTATAAATAAATTATTCTAGTACAAAATATGGAAGATAAATTTCCAACTGGCAGTTGGACTTTATATTACCATGCGTCTAGAGAAAAAAGATGGACATTAGATTCTTTTGAAAAGATTGCAATGGTAAAAACTGCTGGTGAAGTATTAAGTATCTATAAAGAACTTGGTGAGAAGATAAAATGTGGCATGTATTTCTGGATGCGTGAATCAATTCCACCACTTTGGGAAAACTTTCAAAATATTCGTGGTGGAAGTTATAGTCTTCGTGGAAGTGGCGATGAAGGCATTAAATTATTTAAACTATATTCTTTAGGAATGATGATGAATTTAATAAGTGTAAATAAAGATGATCTTATGAATGGTATCAGTATTTCTCCTAAGTTACAAGGATTTGGTCCTCAACAAAAAGTTGGATATTTCATTGTAAAAATCTGGAATCGTGATTCTGATAAGTTTAAAACAAAAAGTAATTTGATATTACTAAATGAAAATCTATCCTATGATGATGTTATTTATACTCCTCACGTGGAGAAAAAGATGTAGCAAGATAATAGATGTCTTGTCCCTTCGCAAATATATTAGGAAAACCGAATACTGGTGCACACAGTATACGAGTATTTGGTTTCTCTCTTGTTGATTGGATCCTAACGATAATAGGAGCCTATTTCATAGCAAAAATATATACAATAAACTTTTGCTATGCATTATTAGGATTTTTTGTTCTAGGAGAAGTTCTTCATTATTTATTTGGTGCGAATACGGCATTTATAAAAATGATTGGTTTGGCAAGAAATTGTGAAGAATAGTTAGATGTCATACATTTATTATTTAGTAATAGTGGCTGTATCAGCAGGTTTAGCAAGTTATTTTACATTTGAAGGATTAAAGTTACCAAAATATGTAAATTCTAAAAAACCTTCTTGGTATCCTCCTTCATACCTATTCGGCATAATGTGGACCATTATATATTTATTGTATAGTTACTCTTGGTTTCTATCATCAAATTATGGTTCTCTACAATCTATATTTATTATTAATATCATTCTAAATGTATTATGGTGCTATTTATTCTTTTCTTTAGGACTTTGGGATTCTGCTCTAATATCATTGATTGCTTTAGATTTTGTTCTCTTAACACAAGTGATACAATTTTATAAATATGATACACTTGGGTCTATATTGTTAATACCTTATTTAGGATGGTCTATCTTCGCTACGTATTTGAATTATACGATGATTATTTTAAATTAATTATTTTTTCTAGATTTCTTTTGTTTTCTAGAGTTCTTTTGTTTTCTTGTTTTTCTAAGTGAACCACCACTCATAGTTATACCATTCGTCATCGCTAAACCATTTTGACCAGGGCGGTCATTATCATTAATATAGATATGTGCACTTATAATCTTACCACTATTATCTTTAACAACAAAATTAGGATAAAAAGTACTAGGATAATTAGTCTTTGCTTTTGTAAAATCTGTTATTGTAATTACTGGTTTATTATTAACTACACGATTACTTGAAGGTAAAGAACTTTTTACTGAACTACGTGTATTATTAATATCTCTCAATACATCAAAAAATAATTCACTAGATCGAGGATAACTATCTTTATTATTCCAAGTAACAATAATCTTAAATTTAGTTGGGCTAGTGCTTTCTTTTTTATAAGTTATACTTGGTGGTGGATAACTTGCTGGTGCTGGTTTTGGTGCTGGTTTTGGTGCTGGTTTTGGTGCTGGTTTTGGTGCTGGTTTTGGTGCTGGTTTTGGTGCTGGTTTCGGAGCTGGTTTCGGAGCTGGTTTCGGAGATGATGGTAAAGGTGCTGGTTTCGGAGCTGGTAAAGGAGCAAGTTGTGGATTCGGAGATGGTGGTAATGCTGCTACTTGTGGAGATTGATTTGAAGATAGACCACCTGTTCCATTAGAATTTTTTGCTCCAATATTAAATATATAATCAGTATTATTTAATATATTAACATTAATATTTATCTTATTATTTATTGGAGTGGGTGCTGGTAATTCTATATACTTATTTCCTAACGTATCATAACTTACATCCATAGGGTCATACTCATTGAGTGTATTATATAAAGTTCCTGATGAACTAAATTGTATAATATAATAATCAGCATTAGGGACAGGATCAAATGTGATTGTAGCAACTGTTGGTGTTGGTGTAAAATCAGAAGCAGCAGGAATAGTTATAACTACATTTTGTGGTATTCCTAGTTCTGACATTCTATCTAATTATCCGTTTTATTTTTCATAGGTGCTAAAACCAGACGAATCTCTCCAAGATTTGCCACAGTGTATTTCAAAATGAGAGGATAATCATTGCGCAAACACAGTTCTATAGAAGGACAGAGAGAAGTGCACTTTGTAAACACTACCAAATGTTTCAGTTGAAAGATACCCTGAACAATTTCATTCGTAGAATTGGAAGTTTTCTGAACACGCATTGTAGAATTATTTTCACTAATAACAGTTTCTTGTTCTGCGAAATCACCCATACATCTGAATATGAGATCAGAACCCATAGAGGTAATTTCTACATCTAATTTCTCTCCTAAAGCATTCATATCACGGCAATGCTTTTGTAAATCGGTAGAAGGCATATGAATGATAGAAGTAAAAGAAATAGAAGGAATCTTAATATCTTCCACATCCGTGTCAAAGAGTTTTAAGAAATAATTTGTCACCGTAGATTTATCAGAGTTTTCCATACGGATACCAAGTTTATTAGGATTGGATTGAGGTAAATACAATGTTAATGAATCATTATTTCCCATAGTTTTGATAAGTTTGAAAAAGTAAATCATATTGATGCCAAGAATGTATTTCATCGGGCAGTAGAAACTTTCAAAACGGTCCGCAAATAATTTTAGATATACTAAAACTGTATGAGTTTCATCCACATTTACAACCTTGATACCTTCCGATGTAAATTCAAGATTTGCTTCTGTTACAATCTCTTTTACAGCCTCAATTAATGACCGGAACGCACCCGACTGAACTGTTTTGATTTCAAAAAGATTTCCATTTGCGTTTACTTTTGACTGGGACATCGTATTTCTAAAACAAATGTTCGTTTGGACTTTAGGTTGCTATATTATTAGTTTTTACGCACTTTACGGCTTTTATTCTTTTTACTCCGGCTAGAACTTTTAGAAGTTAACATTTTATAGCCCTGTCGTAAAGAAGCAGCAATTAAAAGTTTACCAGCAGTCATTACACCACCCATTACACTTGGATAAAATCCTCCTTTATGACCTTTATAACTTCTTCTTTTACCTGTTCTTCTTTTACCACCTCTTAAATAATTCACCGGTTGATAATAAGAACCCATCTAAACATAATGAATATTTTATTATTAAATGATAAGTTCAATTCCTTCTATAATCATAGATTCAACAAATGGTGAAACAGATTTATGTCGTATTGGTAAAATGTGTGGGACAGATAAAACCCCATTAAATTCATCAGGACACAGACATCCTTATACGGCAGTGTATTCTCTCTTGTTTGGCAGATATAGACACAGACCTTGTAAATTTGCTGAAATAGGTGTGGCAGGTGGAGCAAGTGTATTACTATGGAATCTTTATTTTACCAATGCGAATTTCTTTTTCTTTGACCGTGATGAAAATTTTCTAGCAAATTCTATGCAATATGTTTCAAAAGATAATAACCGTTTTTATCTTATGGATGTGAAACAAGATGAAACTATTATGAAACCTTTAAAGGCTACAGGTGGTGATCTAGATATTCTTCTTGATGATTCAAGTCATACAAAAGAAGATCAAATTAGAATTATTAAAAATGGTTTACCATTTGTAAAATCTGGCGGAATGATTGTTATTGAAGATGTTTATAGGCGTGTTGCTGAAAGTGAATATTATGATGAATTAAAAGATGTGTTAAATGAGTTTTCAGAAGTATTCTTTGTTATAACAGATCATAAAGACCGTTATTCTCCAGGTTGGGATAATGATAAGTTATTGGTGTTGATTAAGAAATAAAAACATAAAAACAAAAAAATTGTTCTTTCGTAATTTAAGAAGTATTTTTTTATTTTATAACAATGTTATAAAACAAAAAAATTGACTTAAGGTTCCCCCCTTACTATGTTAGTAGTAAAATGGCATCTTCTTATAAGAAACATACGCATCGTGAGCATATTCTTGAGTTACCAGATACTTATATTGGTTCTGTGGAAACGATTGATGATTCACGATGGGTATACAATTCTGAAACTCATAAGATGGAATTTAAAGGGTTAAAATTTAATCCTGGTCTATATAAGATCTTTGATGAAGTTCTAGTGAATGCCCGTGATGCAATGGTTCGCTCTGGAAATGTGAAACGAATTGATGTGACTTGTGAACTATCCAATGATATTTATACAATCACTGTTAAAAATGATGGTGATGGTATTCCTGTTGAGATTCATAAAGAAACTGGTGTCTATGCGCCAGAGTTAATTTTCGGTCATCTTCTTACTTCTGGTAATTACGATAAAGAAGAGGAAAAGATTGTTGGTGGTAAGAATGGTTATGGAGCAAAGTTGGCAAATATCTTTAGCACACGATTTGAAGTGGAAACTCGTAGCACCTCGAATGGTAAACTGTATTCACAGGTGTGGAAATGTAATATGTCAAAGTGTGAGAAGCCTAGCATTAAAGTAAGCGATAAGAAAGATGCGAGTAAAGGATTTGTAAAGGTTGTATTTTCTCCTGATGTAAGTCGTTTTCAAGGTGCTTTTGAGAAAAATGATTTGATTGAAGATATGAAGCAAGTGTTTTACACTCGTGTTTTAGAAATTGCTTCTTTAGCAGGCAAAGACGTGAAAATTACTTACAATGGTAATGAATTGAAGACGAACTCTTTTGAAAAGTTTGTAAAACTCTTTATCTCTGATGAGAAGTGTATTGCATATGAGAAATGTTCTGACCGATGGGAAGTAGCAGTTATTCTCGTGAAGAATTTATTCCAAGATGATATTTATCTTCCTGAGGAGAAACAAATTAGTTTTGTAAATGGTATCAATACAAAGAAAGGAGGCAAACACGTGGAAACTGTTTTCAAGCATTTGATTGGAGACTTTTGTGATTTAGCGAAGAAGAAAAAGATTGATGTAAAACCTTCTCAACTGAAAGATGTTATTATTACATTTGTAAATGCTACTATTGTAAATCCTTCCTTTGATTCTCAAACAAAAGAGACTCTAACAACACCTGCTTCAAAATTTGGTTCTGTATTCAAGTGTTCCTCTAAATTACCTGAAGCACTTATCAAAATTGGTTTATTAGAAGAAGCACAAAATATCCTTGAAGCAAAAGCAAATAAGGATGCGAAAAAGACAGATGGAACAAAGAAGAAGACTCTTCGTGGAATGCCGAAACTTGTAGATGCTTTACACGCTGGAACTTCGAAAAGCCCTGAATGCACTTTGATTTTAACAGAAGGAGATTCAGCTGCTACCTCTGCGATCTCTGGTCTAAAAGTGGTTGGTCGTGAATTGTGGGGTGTTTTCCCTCTAAAAGGTAAAATGCTCAATGTTCGTGATATTTCTCAAGACAAGTTTAGTAAAAATGAAGAACTCTCTGCGATTAAAAAGATTCTTGGATTAGAACAGAAGAAAGTATATAAGGATACCAAATCTCTTCGTTATGGTCGTGTAATGGTAATGGCAGATCAAGATTTGGATGGGTCTCACATCAAAGGTCTTTTGATGAATTTGTTTCACGCAGAGTGGCCTACATTGATGAAGAATGGTTTTATTTGTTCTTTAATGACTCCTTTATTGAAAGCATCTAAGAAGAATATTACAATGAGTTTCTACACCATTCAAGAATATGATGACTGGAAAATAAAGAATGAAGGAAAAGGTTGGACTATCAAGTATTACAAAGGATTAGGCACATCTACACCTGAGGAAGCACAAGATTGGTTCAAGAATCTTCACGAAATTAAATACCAATATGATAAGGATACCGATGAGAGTTTCTCTCTTGCATTTAACAAGAAACGTTCGGATGATAGAAAAAAATGGTTAGCAACATTTGATTCCAAGAGAACACTTCTTATTGATAGTGATGGAAAAGTAGATTATACAAATTTTATCAATGATGAACTGATTCATTTCTCAAATGCGGATAATATTCGTTCATTACCCTCTATTATGGATGGGTTGAAACCAAGTCAGCGTAAGATTTTGTTTGGTTGCTTGAAGCGTAACTTGAAGACTGAAGTGAGAGTAGCACAACTTGCTGGTTATGTATCGGAACACGCTGCTTATCATCATGGTGAAGCATCTCTGAATGGTGCAATTGTTTCTATGGCACAAATCTTTGTTGGAGCAAATAACATTAATCTTTTAGCACCTGTAGGACAATTTGGGTCAAGGCTTAATGGCGGGAAGGATTCTGCTTCTCCAAGATATATTCATACTCATTTAGAACCGATTGTTGATAAAATTTATAGGAAAGAAGATTCCATTGTTCTAAATTATTTGGATGATGATGGTCTACTAGTAGAACCTGAAACATATTATCCCGTTTTACCAATGCTTCTTATCAATGGTTCTATTGGTATTGGCACAGGGTTTAGCACAGATATTCCTCCTCACGATCCTATGGATATTGTAAATTTAATCAAAGATCGTTTGTATGGTTCTCGAACAACTCTAGAAAATATTGCGCTTCGCCCTTGGTGGTTTGGATTCAAAGGACCTGTAATGCAAAGTAGTGATGGTGTCTGGATTACTAAAGGAATATATACATTTAATGATGACAAAAAGATGATTTCTATCACAGAGTTACCAATTGGTGTATGGACTCACGATTACAAAGAAGTGTTAGAAGAGTTATGTCTTGCAAATGATAAGGAAACAAATAAACCTGTATTGAAGACTTATGAAGACCTTTATAATCACGTAGATATTCGGTTTGACCTCTATTTAGAACCTGATTATTATTATGATGTGAAAGAAAATAGTATTGAATTTGAGAAACGTTTCCATCTTACAAGCACTTGGCGCACATCCAATATGGTTGGATTTAATAGTGAAATGAAGATTAAGAAATATGAATGTGCTGGTGATATTGTAGAAGAGTTTTATGTGGAGAGAATTAAGAAGTATGAGGAGCGAAGAATGAAAGAAATTGCTGTTCTTAAGAATGATGCGATTGAAGCAGATGCCAAAGCACGATTCTTAAGAGGTGTTTTGAATGACACCATTGATCTCAGACGTAAAACAGATGATGAAATTGTAGCAATTATGAAGAAACACGATTTACCAGCTCTAAATGGTAACAAGCTAAAAGATGATATTGATGCATATGATTATTTGTTACGTCTTCGTATAGATAGGGTGAAGGCATCTGCTATTATTGATGCTGAAAACGCTTTGATGAAAGCACAAGAACTTCTTGCTGCTCTAGAAAAGACGACTGCTTCCGAAATGTGGTTGAGTGATTTGGATGAGTTTGTAAAAGCGTGGTTACATATGAAAGAGGAGAGAGAAGCGTTGTTAAATAATGGTTCTGTAAAAGTGAAGAAGAGTAAGAAGTAAAATATATTTCCATTTATTATTTAAGACATATTATTATGATATCTCTTAAATAATTTATTTATAAAATGTATGGTCGTTACGGGGGTCGAACCCGTGACCTCAGACTCATAAGATCTGCGCTCTACCACTAAGCTAAACAACCGTTTGATGGCTATGGATATACCACCACCATAATTAATATATATAACTCCTTTTTAAGTATTTTTAATCTTCTTTTAAGTCATTTTCATCATCGGCGTCATTTTCTTCATCAACCTCTTCAACTTCTTCCTCATCTTCTACATATTTCTCATCCTTCTCATTCTCTACCTGAATCTCATTAACCTCTTCTTCCTCATCTTCCTCATCTTCCTCATCTTCTCTATCCTCATTATTTAAATGCTCTATATATAAGTTAAAAAATTTATTTAAAAATAATGTATTCATTAATGTCATACCGAATGTAACACCTCCTAGTATAGTTAAGACCTCAGTTATTGTTAACATTTCTAAACGAACAATAGATTTTTATTTAAGTCCTTACATATAAGGATTATACGGTAAACTTTTTGTTCCAGCACGACTAATATTCTGAGGTTGTTGCATTGGAACCGGTAAATGACTTATATCATTAATATAATAATAATAATGATCTACAGCACTGAGAATGTGAGGAACAGACCAATCAATCACTTTCGCATTTAAGTCAGCAACCTGTTCTTTTATATTTGATTCTAAGTTACGAGCATATTGATAATAGATTCCTCTCATAATGATTTTCAATTCATCAACTGATTGATCGTCAATAATATAATTCTTTGGACCGCTCTTTTGATTTACTTCGTGACGAATTGTGTTCTGAATTGCTTTGATATTGTCTAAAGAAAAGAAAGCACGGCTGAGAGTAGTTTCTTCCCAATTACCACGTAACATATCACTCATATAATCACTTTCTACTTGCGTTTGATGCGTATATCCGGGAATCTTACTTGTAGAACCACCGGCGGAAACTGTTTTACCAAAAGTAACACGTCCATTTTGTTCCGGCGAAGCTCCACGAAAAGCAAGAGGAAGTCCACGAATATCTTCTTTTTCACTTTGATAATCCATCTATCTTTTCTATTTTTTTAATTTTTTTTCTAAATCAAATGTATAATGACTTCTCTCCAGACCAGCTTACGCCAGAATGGTCCCCAGTATTTCATGCCTATGTCTTCTCTTGTTGGTGTCATCTATGCCTACAATCCCACGGCAAATACACTCCAGTTCTCTTGCGCTCCTTGGGCGGATGGTGTGCTCCCCGCGGCAAACACTGGAACCCGTGCGCCAGGTCGTTACCTCTCTTCGATCAATGCCGCTGGTTCCGGTCTTCTAAAAGATATCGGTAAGACGGTTGTATCAGCTGGGAGAACTTTCCGTAAGATTCAATTAGTTGTGCGACCGGTGGGAACCACCTCTACAAATGGTGTTGAAGGTAATGCTCTTGCTACAAATCCTAATGCGGACTATCTCACTGGTTACATTGAGTTTGGCTTTGAGGGCACTGGTTCTCCTGCGCCCGTTGTGCAGTATGGCAGACTTTAAATAAGTAAATAAATAAATCTTAAAACACCGGTACTTTTTTATTTAAACTTTAACAAAATTTTTTTCTAAATCAAATGTATAATGACCTCTCTCCAGACTCGTATCCGCCAGAACGGACCTGCCTACTTTATGCCTATGTCCTCTCTCGTTGGTGTTATCTATGCTTACAACCCCACGGCGAATACACTCCAGTTCTCTTGCGCTCCTTGGGCGGATGGTGTGCTCCCTGCGGCAAACACGGGAACCCGTGCGCCAGGTCGTTACCTCTCTTCTATCAATTCTGCGGGTACCGGTCTTCTAAAAGATCTTGGTAAAACTGTTGTATCTGCTGGTCGCACTTTCCGTAAGATTGAATTAGTTGTGCGCCAAGTGGGAACCACCTCTACATTTGGTGTTGAAGGTAATGCTCTTGCTACGAATCCTAATGCGGATTATCTGACTGGTTACATTGAGTTCGGCTTCGATGGCACTGGTGCCCCTGCCCCTGTTGTGCAGTATGGTACACTCTAAATACTTTAATTACTAAATATTAAATATTAATTTTTAATAAAAATTTTTATTTATTAGATGGAACTATCCTTTATATTTTATTTATTTGCTGCTTTTATCATAATACCAGGGACTTATTTCGTTTTAAGTAATCAAAGGAAATTTGTTGCTGCTATTATTGCTTGTATTGGGTTAATAGTTCTTTTTGTCTTATTCGGGATTCAACTATATACGGTTCAAGGAGATTATGCTACTTCTCCTGCAAAGATGACTTGGCCTCCTTCTATAAATATGTGCCCCGACTTTCTCTCTCTTTATAAAGTTGGTGGAACATATTATTGTGTAGATACTGCTGGTGTTTCAAAGATTTCTGCTGCTTTAGCAAAGTTTGATCCAACAAATGCTGCTGGAATTACAACAACACCGCAAGATGTTCATTTATTTAATATATTTCCTTTAGATTCTGATGCTGATAGAAAATTAAAAATAAAAAATGAATGTATTCGCACTGGTGTAACGTGGGAAGGAGTATATGATGGAATCAATGGGTATGATAATACTATTCCTAAACCGAGTTAAACAGTTAAACAGTTAAAGAATTAAACTATACTTTATTAAGATGAATTTACAAAAACCAACAATATGCTTACATCCAGAAATTGAAAGTAAAATACATCAATGGATTAAAAAAAGAGATTATTCTGCTACACTTTTATTGGGAAATCCTGGTGTAGGAAAAACAACTTTGGCTCATAGAATCTTTAAAGAATGTTCTTTAAAAACAATTGAGTTTAATGCTAGTCATACAAGATCTGGTGCCTCTTTTCGTAAAACGATTCTACCTCTTTTAAAAGAAGGAGGAATTTTACAAATGATGGAAAATGGAACAAAAGGAGGAATTGGAATCCTTTTAGATGAGATAGATGGATTAAGTAACGGAGAACGAGGTGGTTTACAAGAATTACTAACGTATTTGAAAGGACAAGAATGTAAAGGGGGAAGACCTCTTATATTAATATCAAATACACTAGATTCTCGTGTGCTACAACAAATCGCAAAACTTTGTTTAACATTTCAAGTAAATCCTCCATCCAATGAAACAATTTATAAATGGTTAGGACATTATCCTCCTGATAATTATAAAGGTGATTTACGATTATTACAAAGACAGATAAAAGGTTTAGAACAAGTTGAAGAAGAAATAGAAATTCCTGAAGGAGTTGTTCCTGTAGCATGGTGGGCTTTGTGGGAAACTTGGGATCCTATGATTGATTTAGATATTGAAAATAATGAAGGAAATCTAGCAAGTTTAATTAGTTTAGAAAATATTCCAGAACGTATTCAAGCATCTTTAGGAAATACTCATGAAGCTTGGAAACAATATAGTTCTTTTTTTGAAGCATATTATCTTAGTGATGAAGGAGACTTTTGGGCTTTTTTCTATCAGTGCTGGGCTATCTTACCACTTAGTTTACAAATAAAGTTAAAAAATATTTCTATAAGGCTAGCAACAGAGTTACCAATTAAAAAAGGAGCAAATATTCTTACACACGAAGATATGAGATATACACCTGTTTTAACAAAACAATCTGCTATGTTTAATGCTTGGAAACTTTTATGTGAAATATCAAACACATATAATGTTCCTATTCGTTTAACACCAATGTATGCTGAGAATTGTATTCATGATAAGACCACAAAACCTGATAAGGTTCGTCGTTATGAAGCAATATCTTTAGAAAGCGTATATAAAAATATAAAAATTATCAATTAATAGAATTAATACAATTAATACAATTAACTTTCACCAGGATATAAAAGTTTAATAAAATGTAATTCATTTGTTCTACCAACACGATATGCTCTACCTAAAATCTGTTTTTCTTCTTCATGATTCATCGCATGAAGCAAAATAACATGGGTTGCTTCAGTAATATTTAAACCAGCACCCATTTGCAGAGTGTTCATTACAAGAATATTAATATTTCCTTCTTTAAAATTATTTAATGTAGAAGCAATCATATCTTTTGAACCTTTCAGTTCTTTTGCTATTAAATTACGTTCCTTACAACCATCTAATACTGAAAAAAAAGCATTATCAAACCGACTAAATATTAAGAATTTTCCCTTTGGATTCTTTTCAATAATTTCAAACAAAGCCTCCGTTTTCTTCTTTGGTTCATTTGGATTCACTATTTCATTTAACACTATTTCATTTTCATTATCAATACCAATTTTCTTTAAAGAAGATGGTAGCATATCTGCTCTACATAAAGGACAACTGGGATTTCTTGATAAACTTTGTAAAATACACATCGCACAGAAAACTCTTGAACAACATTGTGTAATCAGCGCATCAGTTGGTTCATCGTAACAAATTGGACAAATTTCTTCTTTATAATTTTCAACTCGCTCTTTTAATGATTTAATTTGTTCTTTTACTTGGTTTATTTTATCTTGTAAATTCTTTAAGGATGCTTCTTTTATTGATTCAGAAGAATATTCAAGACCTTGTTTAAATTCATACGTTTTTTCTAAACGGTCTAACTCTTTTACTTTTTGTTCTGTAACTGCTTGAACAATAGAATTATTATTTTCTGTTTTCACACCCAATGTATCTAAGGCAGATTTAATATCACCCCCATTTAATAATTGTCTCACATTATTTGTAATTAGATCATATACAATTCGATGACTAATAGATGGCTTACATACTATAATTTGTGAAAACAGTTGAGGTAATTGAATAGATTGATCTATAAACGATTTTTTACAGCGAATTACCAAATGACCTCTTAGGGGATGAGAACCATTTATAATTTCATTGAGAAATCTTGTAGAGCGAACACTTACTTGTAAACGAACAGTATTTACGTAATGTTGCATATTCTTTTCAACATATGTTCTAAATTCACTATCTAAATTATCTTGTTGAAGAAATCTTGTAACGACTATTGTTGATAAATAAATAGAATAACTGTTAGGAAATAATAAATTCATATAAGATGCTGAAATAAACCAAATAAAATTCGTATATTCATTCGCAATTCCTCTCACGTAAGTGGATGTAATTTCTATTGTATCTGCTTCATCTATATAAATTCTCTTCCAACGAATTTTGTTTTCCGTTGTTTTTATATAAACTTCTTTAAATAAAGTATTACTCACTAAAATAACATCATTTTCAATAATATTCTTTAAGAATTGTTCATCTTCTACATTTTTTCTAGTTTTCAATAATAATGCTTTTAAATTTGTTTTTGATTTAATTTCATCTGCCCATTGACGGAACAATGTGTGAGGAACTATAATTAAACATCCAGCATTTGATAAATCAGTTATATTATTTCTTTCTAAACTATAACAGGTTTTATTAGAATCTTTATTAAATTCTAAAAAATTCCTTTGTGAACTATTATTTAACAAAGAACATATATGACCTAATACCATTAATGTTTTTCCAACCCCTACTGTATCTCCTAAAATCGCATATTTTGAAAATAATGTGCTATTTTTTATATTCAATCCTTTCAATAAAACATCTTCATACTGATTCATATGTTCTATTACTGCGTTCTGATGTCTTCTTAGAGGAACCTTTAATTCATTGAAAGGAACATATATTTTTTCAGGACTATCTTCTAAACTATTCGCAAATGAATCGTGTATGGTGTTTAAATAATTTGTATATATATTTGTCATTTTATCTAAATATAAAATAATAAATATCTTTTAGGCTTATCCTTTATACTTTAGGCTTTAGAATAAAACTCTCTTAGACCTTTATCTTTTATGAAATCACGTAGTTTCATAGATGTTTCTTTCACCATTGGATTTGTTCCATCACGCATCTTCTTTTTATCAAATGTATTTTCAGAATGACTCATTACTAACATTGTCTTAAATGGACTTAATTGATACATTGGATGTTTATAATCTTCTAAAAAAGAACGTTCTTCAGCGTGTGTAACTGTTTCATCATATAAATGATTATTAGCATAAGATTTTCTCCAAGCCATTGTTCCATTTGTTGCGTGATTTGCGTTATAAGGACCAAGTTTATAAATCTTTTGAATATCACTATAATACATATAGATTTCTGAAGAACCTGCTAATTCTATTTTAGGAAGATGTTTGAAAGCATTTACAGCAGTATAAACACGTTCTGCAGGATAGTAATCATCATCATCCATAGCAACAATAATATCTCCCTTTGCTTCTTTATTTAATCTATTTCTCTTTGCTCCAATATTCTGTTTTTCTTCGTTATATATGTATCTCACATTTGGTATCTCATTAAACAAATCCTTTACAGGATCAGAACCATCATCTAGAATAATCCATTCCATATGTTGTTTCGGATATGTTTGTGATTTGAAACATTGTATGAGATGAGGAATAAATCTTCTACGATTGTAAGTGGGTGTAATCACGCTTACAAACGGAAATGTTGTTAAACCTTTGACTTTTTCTTGTTTATTTGTCATACTTTTTAATTAAATTAATAATTATTTAAGTGTTTGTTTAATTATTATTATGAGGCCACAATCATTTGATAGATTGTTCTTGTGTTAACAGTGCCTACAGATGGAACAAGTGCGGTCTGAGCAGTAGTAACTTGAGCTACTGCTGTAAATAAAATTGCGATATTAGAAGGAACATTTAATGTGGCACCACCAGAATTTGCTACAGTATTTGTTACTAGTAAATAAAATATTGTTCCAGGTATGGCATTTGTAACAGTATAATTGAGAACAACAGCAGTATTACCTGTTGTTCCAATAGATTGCGTGAAAATATTACCCAGAGATAAATCAATGGTGATTGCGTTAGGTGTGGTAGTTCCAGTTGTTGATGTTAAAGCAGTAATCCTTTCAACAACAGGACCACTCACAACATTTAGACCACCAGATACAGCTAAAGCAGATGCTAATACAGATCCAGCTCCAGTAGCACCTGTAACACCACTTAATACAGTGAATGTTGTTGTTGAAGGAACTGTCGCAACAACAACATTTGTTAAATTGTATGGCGCAGCAGTTGTGGTGAAACCAAATGCTGTGACTAATTGACCAACATTAAAATTGTGTGCAGTGCTAGTTGTATATGTTACAAGACCACTTGCGGCAGTAACACCCGATACTGTAAGAACAGGACTGGCAGTCGCAAAACCAGTAATAGTGCCAGTAGCAGATGTGGCTGTTCCAGTAGAAGAATTGGGAAACGCAACTACAACAACGGTTGTAGCAGTTACAGCAGTGACTGTAGCATTTGCCACGTTAAATAAATCAGAACCAGACGCAACAGTCACACCAGTTACAGTAACATTCTGTCCAACTGAAAATACATTTGTTCCAGATGTAACAGTGTATGTTGTGCTAGGGCTTGAATATGTAGTAGCACCTGTGATTGGGACAGAACGCAATGAACCAAGTGTAAGAGTTGAACCACTACTCGCAGTTAATCCAGAACCAGCAGTAACAGTGCCTCTGGTGTAAATCGGAGGACCTTGGTCAGTTAAACTAGTTGAAGGGTCAACACCATTATCTTGGAACACAGACTTGTCAGCGTTATACATAGCGAATCTGGGAGAGTTAGGGTCAATTAAACCAGATAAACCGGAAACAGCATCGTATACACCGACTAATAAAGTGCTAACACCCGCATTCGCATCTTTCACTAACCTACGACCATTCTCTCGGAGAATGCGATTGGCGGGGCAATTTACTGCAGTGGCAGTTCCGAAAGTAGCAAGAGATGTTAAGGTTCCTGAAAGAACATAGGTTCTAGCATCTCTTGATGTAGTATATCTGTAGATATCATTGTGGAAAGCAGAAGTAGTAATATATTGTCTTCTCGGGTGACCGGAATGAATTCCATCTCCAGTATTATTCAGTGAAGGCATTATATTAAGGAATAATATTTTTTTTTTACTATTCTTCTTGTAATTGTTGTTGTAATTGTTGTTGCTCTTCTTGTTGCTGCGGTTGTCTTGATCCTTGCCTTTGATACCTTACAACTAATGGTTTTCTTATTTCACTTGTAACACCACATTCATCACTTAAACAAACCCAAAAGAAGAAAATGAATTTCGCCCATTTCCAAAATGGATGAGTAGTATTTTTACTGATTAGTGGAGCCCATATAGAATAAAATAATTGTTTCCCTTCAAAAAAGTCTTTTATACCAAGTATAATAGAAATAGGAAATAATATAAATCCATATATCATATAATATATCTTAAATGGTAATTTTTTATTTATTGCTGCATTTGCTGCTAAAGAAGAACCTAAAAATGCTAACCCTAAAATAATAAAAAATATTACTATATATGTTGAGTTATCAAACACTTTCGTAAGAAATCTTTTAAAATGTAAACCTTGTAATTCTTCAATTGGTGTTCTTCTTTCTTCTTCTGCTTTCGCTTCTGCTTCTGCGGCTTCTTTATTTGCTTGAGCAGCTACATCATTGTGTTGCTTGATCAGAGCCTCATTTGCTGCCGCTACTTGATCCGGTGTCATAGAGGAAGCATCAGCAAGTGTTTTTTCTGAAGCAGCATTTAATTTAGAATAAGCAGTTCTTGTTGCATCACTTATACCGGGTGTTGATAGAATGAAGTTTCCTAACCCATCACCTATGTTACCAACAGTAGATTGTAATCCATTTACATTTGTTTGAAATGTTGCTCTATACACTTGTTTTAAAGCATCACCAGCAGGGTCAAATGTTAACTTTAATAGAGTTGTTTGAAACCAATCTCCAATGGCGTTAAAAAAACTCATCTAATTAATGAAATTAAATTGCGTAACGTTTTCCTCCCATACCAGAAGCAACGTCAAAGAAATTTAAACTTTCAACATACACATATAGATTGTAAGTATATGTCGTATTTTGTGGTAAAGGAAATACATCGACTTCCACTTGAAAGTTACGAATTCTTGATGCGTTAATAGAACCTGATGGTTGAGGATTTGGTGAGTTTAATGAAAAATTATAAACAGGGATAAATTCTTCAGAATCTCCTGTTAAATAACGATAAGGAACAACTCTTGTAAAATAATCTACTGGTTTTTCTTGTTGAATTTCATTTCCTTCTACAAGAACTCGAATTGCTCTAACAATTTCAATTTGTCCTTGAGGGATTAATAATCCTGAAGAACCTGAATTTTGTAAATATGTATTTACGTTTGGTGTAGGAACAAAAGGTGGTTTCGGATAATTATACCAATTTGTTAAGTTCCCAAAATCATTTCTGTAGGGAGAATCTGATCTTCTAGGAACAAAAAACAATCGTGTAATTGGATTATGACACTCAATATCTAAGAGTTGTCTATTGTATAAACCTTCAAAAGGAAACATTCTCACTTCATTGTATAAATAGGATAATGAAGAAGAAGCAAATGCTTTTCTATCCTCTTCTGTTAAATATACATATGTCGTTTGTAGCCTAGCATTTAACGGCCAATTATTAAAAATTGGTGTAGTATAATTAATATCAACTAAGAAATTTTTAATTTGTGTAATTACATCATTTGTTAAACCATATGTTGGTATATTATTATTATTATTAGTAGTTGAAGATAATACACGATATCCTGGTGTTACACGAAATCCTGAAGCATCTAAAATATTATATAATTCTTGAACTGGATTCAGATTAATTTTCACTTCACATTCATGATATTGTAAACCAACTAAGGGTAACGCTTGTGATGTTGCTTCTGTAAACCAAAATGGTAAAGGCACTGTAATATCACGACCGAATATGGAAGGGCGATTTGTTTGTGATTGTCCTACTTTTGTAGGATCTGGAATAACAGTTGGATATCCTTGATTTAGTGAGCCACCTGCATATAATCCATTTGTAGGATCTGTTAAGTTAGGAACGTCCCCAACCAAATTTTTCCATTTTTGTAACTTATCTTTATCGTAATCTAAAAGAGCACGACTCATAATATAAGTTCCATCAAACTCTTGAACTTTTGTGCCCCCAACATAAAATCCAACATTGTTGATAAGAGCAGCACCTAAATATCGTGCCCATTGAAATTCATATTGCCTATTAAATGAACCAGTTGGTTCAATATATTTAGAATAAATATCTGGTATTTCAAATGTGAAATACATATCCGAAACCAAGTCACCTACACGGTCAATTTTCAACCTTAAACTGATTTGTTGGTCATATTGTAACTCTGTCGGACCTTCCAACTGTTTAGTCACATTCTCCATTGAAAAATGTGAGTAACGACGAAATGCTTTGTAAAAATATGTCATTTGCGGATTACCACTCAGTAACACATTTTGAGCTCCATATGTTACAAGAGTTAATAAGCCTCCGCCAGTCATCTTCTTATGCTAAAAAAGAAATAGATGTTTAATACACTTATTTATTGATTTAAAAGAAATCTTTCGGAGAGGAATAAATTTATTATAATCTACGATAATCTATGATTGATCCGACCACCAAGAATCAGCCAAATATGGGGGAGTTTCTTTTGTTGTTTCTTTCACAACATTTGATGGACCTTTATTCAGTAAATTTTGCATTTCACCAAATGATAGAGCATACCGGGTATACATTAAATTACTTATTTGACCATTGATAGCACCTTGGAATTGAATATTTCCATACGGAGGGCGATTAACTGTCATTGTAGCAGTATTAAATAATACAATATTACTAAAATTAGAATGAGGAATTGTTTCAGGAAAACTCAGTTTTTTAACTATTCTTCCATTCACATGAACTTCCAAAGCACGTGATTTAAAATTTAATACTGTATGAAAGTATTTACCAATTGGTATATTTTCAATATCTACAAAATTATATGGTTCAGCATTACTATTATATACAATTCTCATAGTATTTGTATCACCTTTTATGAATACGCCGGGAGACATTAAAGGCCAAGGACTTCCATCATATCCTTTGTAGAAAACAGATTTCAAAACATCTTCACCATTAATTGTTCCTTCATTTACGTATAAAAAGAATGAATATGAAAATTCAATACCGGTGCGTTCATTGTCAGATGGTAATATAGGTATAGCATCAGGATCTTTTGATAAATCTTGCTGTATAACTTTTTTACCATCAGAAGCATTTAATGTATATGGTAGAATCTCAGTGAAACGTTTTTGTAGAACACTTGTTGTTTGGTATACCATTTTCACTAAAAAGAATATTATAGCCGTTAATACAATAATTCCTGAACCAATGCCTATTTCTCCTGGCAATCCACTATCCATTACTATTTATTTACATTATTTAAGCAGTGCCGGTAAATATGTATTTAATAAAAGCTAATGGATCATTGGTAGAAGCAGAACCATTTTGTCCTGCCAAATAATTCTTATATATTTCATCAGGCGTTAGCTCAGTATTAAACACTTGTATGCGACCTATTTCACCATCAAACCCTCTAAACTCTCCATGACCTTGTAAACTTCTTAGTGTAACGCCAACAGGGTCTACCTTGAAAAAATGATTATACACACAAGTTTTTTTAAGTTTTCCTTGTAAATAAATATCAAGTGTTTTACCAGACAATATAAGACACACATTAACATAAGTTTGCATTTCAATATCTTTTACATCACAAGTAGCCGATGAATTAACAATACTATTTTCATCAATGCTTGTAAATGGTTCAAAAAATCTATTCATTATACTAGAACTTAATGAATTGTCTTTCATTTTATTTACAATATTTGTATCGGTAATTTTAGCAAACCCTTTGTTTAAACCTTTCGTTATTATATTATTATTAGAACAATCACTATCACTACCAGAACAATCAACAATACCAAAATTTCCTCCAGAAGCATCAAATGTAGGTCCACTTCCAACTGTATCAACACGAACTAATAATGTAGGAGTTGTTGCTGCTAAAGCAACTAATATTGTTGAAAACTTATTATCACCCTCTGTCATAGTATCAGGTCCAATTTCAATTAAATGCTTACGTGTTCCAGTTTGAATTTTGTTTATGTAGATCCAAAAATTGATAGAACACTTACCTCCTTCATAAATATTTGGTATCCTTTGATTATGTATGGCATTCTTTGGGTCTGAAGCATCAAGAAGTTTACCTTCATTAATTAAATTTGTTACAAATACGTTGGAACCATATAAGAATTTATAAATAAAATATATAAATACCATTACAACAATAATGGTAATTACATAAATTAAGACATTGAAACCAAATGTTTTTCCTTTCGAAGAGTTATTAAGTGCTTCCATTCTGTTTATGCGTAAGAAGATCTCCACTCATAATATGGTTTTGCTGGAGGATTTGTAGGATTATTAATACAGTCGGAACCAACACATAAACTTGATAAACCAAAAGATGGTATTGATGCTTTTTGCGGAGCAATAGTATCCAATGACATTGTTGCCACTGATAAACTTTTCCAATCCATTGTCGGAGGGGCAGTATCAAATAATGGGGAATCACGAGTAGAAGTAAATGTCTTATATTGTCTAGAAATATCTGTCGCAGTTTGAGATGTTGAATATACTGTAAAGAATCCACAAGAACCACTTAAATCTTTACTACCAACTAAAATATCACTACTTACTGCTCCTGTATATAATGGTGCTGAAGCAAGTTTAGAAAGAACAAGTGTATCATTATAATATATGTCAAATCTACGACCATCACGATTTATTGTTATCATTATCCATTTTTGAAAAGGAATAGGAGGAAGAACAAAGGTTTCTATTTGTAAATTATCTGTTGCTTGTGTTTTAATAGTTAATTGAGTGTATGCTTTATTTTGACGACCTGCGTCGGGTGAAGGAAGAATTTCTAAAACAGTAGTTTCTCCATTTATATCAAGTAATGAAACATATTCACTGTGGTTACATTGAGAACAATCATTTCCAGAACATTGGCATACGTCAAATCTTCCTGTATCTGAATCAGCACAAGAACCACTCGCATCCACCGTAGGCCTACAATTTCTTACAATACCAGTCTTTTGTAAACCTTCTAAATAAAAGAATCCTTGAAATGATACAGATGTATTTGTTTTAAATAAATTATTATTTGTAAATAAATGTCTTCCTCCAGGCTCATATAAATTATAAGGACCTTTCTTTTCAACATTTAGACTTGTGCTAGGCATTTGAATAAAATATAATACAATAAATGATACAATACATATTATCATAAATATGTATATATATTTGATCTTTGGATTTGTTACAGTATCCATCTACTAAATCACTTAAAAAAAGATTCTGGTTTTAATTCATTTGTAGCAAGACGCACTTGGTCACTTCGTATTATTGAATCAAAGTATTGAACATTTCCTATTTTAATTGTATCCCCTACAATTCCAGATAAAGGTGAATATAAGTTATTATTCGTTGCTGAACCAGTATCTAGAGCAGCTTCGTATTTATATGTTTTTACTAATTTTTTGTCTTTATACACTTCTATAAATGTTTTTCCAACAATAAGTGTTATTTGAAATGGTTTTTTAATTGGAACATTCTTAATAGTTGCTGCTAATTCTAAGACTCTTGATGCTGTTGTAGTTTTTTTAGTCACAATAGCAATATTTAAATCATTTACAACAGGGTCAGCATATACTATAAAATTTGTTTCAATAAAATATATTGAACCTACTAAAGTAGAATCTTCTGGTAATGAAGAAAGAGGAGTTAATGGATTCTTCGCAAAATACATTATAACACGAGGAGAACTTGTAGCCCTATATTCACCATTAAAATATACATCAAAACTAATTGTAAAATTTTCATATTTGAAATTCGTTATTTTATCAAATAATAATTCTGTATCATTTATTTCTGGTGCGGCTTTATTTGCAAAATTGAGTGATCTTGTTTGTGAATTAATCATTGAATCTGGAGGTGCTATACTTTCTTTTCTTGGTAAGAAAGCAAGAAAAAAAATAGGTGTAACATAATAATGAACATATAATAGGATTAAAAAGACAACAAATCCTACTAAACTCAGAACAAATATACTATCAATTCCTTTTGTAACCAAGTCCATCTAATCTGTTAATCAGATTTATTCTTTTTTGTTGCATTATTTATCTTTTTATTCTTTTTTAAAGACTTTTTTAAAGACTTTTTTAAAGACCCTTTTTTAACATCAAAATCAATTCTATCATAATATTTTTTTGATTCACTCGGCTTACAATCAATTAATTTTTCTCTTAAATAACATACAAATGATATTCTTGTAAAATCTTTTTCAGATCCTAAAGCACCCGTAGATTTATCATCAAAATGAATTCGTGGTAACGACTTGTTATATTTCTTTTGTTCTACTGACTCTGTCATTTCAGTATTACAGTGATATTCATGAACATTCATAGCAAGATAATCTCCAGTTCTTACATTAAATCCAATACCGTATCTAGGAAAGATAGTATATCCACCAGAATATTTACCACGCTCAATGGCGGATAGATTACCAAATCCTTCTTTAAAATCACCAGCATCTTTATGTAATCCAGTTCGAAAGTTACGATTAATCGTGACGGATGAAAAAGCGGTGCCGTCAATACGATAGGAAGGATTCTTCTTTGCTCTTGCTAACTGTTTATTATACTCTGTGGGTGTTAACTCTTCAAAACATTTATTTAAGAACTGTATATAAGGAATGCCTCGTTGATAATTCTCAAAATATCTTTGGGTATAGGATGTTAAACGACATGGGAGTTTCATAAAAGGAGTTTCTTCAAAATATCCTAGAACACTTGAATATACTAAATTATTTACACGCATTTTTGATAATTTACCATCTTGCATATATCTCGTTGACCATCCTTTAATTTCAACAGGTTTCCTCTTTTTCCAGTACACACCTTTTTGTGCGATAGGTCCAGCGGCAGCTCCACGATTTCTACTCGTGGCAGCAGTTTCATAAAATGATTCCCACCCCTTTTGAATAATATCTTTTGGTATAACATTTTTTCTAAACTTTGCTAATAACTCATCTCCTACATACACATCCACATCTTCATCAAAAATTGTTTCAGCATCTTTTTCTGTCATATGTGTTCCTTCTTTTTTCGCCATTTCTTCATCCGTAAAAAGAGGTTTTACTACAACTTTTTTAACAGTCTTTTTTATAGATCTAGTTGATTCTTTTGGAATTTGTAATCCCTCTAAAAGTGCGGGACCCAAATCCTTCATCTATCATTCCTAGAGAAATAATATATTGCTACTCCTGTAACAAATGTTAGACCAGCACCAATAAATCCTCCTTTTACCATAGAACGCATATCAATTTCTTCAAACATTTCTTTCGTTATTATTGGTGATTCTTTTCTTAAACCAAGTCTTTTAATATATAGAAGCGCTTCTACTTCTGTAAATTGTGGTTTATTCAAAGATTTATTTACTTCATTATGTAACATAACAGTATATTTGAATAAATCTTCTTTTCTATCTAAATGAGGAGTAATAGGATATTTTAATAAATGACTCCTATAATGTTCTCTACATTGAGGACACGGGATTAAGAATTGTAGACTTTCAAAGAAATCTTTTGCTGCTTTCTTATCACCGTAAGTTGGTTTTACAGGATATCCTAAGGCTATTATATGTATTGTTAGCCACATAGGTGGACCCCACGTTGCTGGTAACACCTTCATGAATCTATTTAATGTAATTAATTTATAATATTATATTTAAACGTAAATCACGTATACTATATAATAATAACACTAATGAAAAAAAATCCTTTTTGTTCTAATTGTGGTGAGACAGGCCACTATTTAAAAAATTGTTTATCACCTGTTACAAGTTATGGTGTAATTCTAGTAAAGTTACCTGAAGGTTTTTTGCAAGCAGAGGAATTATTACATAATGAAAATTCTATTTCTGGTTATGAGAGAGTTTTGAAAGATATACAATTTTTAATGATTCAACGTCGTGATAGTTTAGGATTTATTGAATTAATGAGAGGTAAATATAAGATTACAGATGTTGAATATATTAAATATCATATCGCAACTATGACAAGTAGTGAACATAAAAAACTTCTTACAAATGATTTTGATTCCTTATGGTCAGAACTATGGGGAACACCAAAGGAACAATCGTTAAATTATAAAAGTGATAAAGAATCATCAAAAGTAAAATTTAATTTATTGAAAGAAGGAGTTCAAGATTTATCTTGTAATAAGATTGTTACTTTAGAATCTATGATTAATGATATTAAGGAACCTTGGTTATCTGCTGAATGGGGTTTTCCAAAAGGTCGTCGTGATCCACGAGAATATGAATTACAATGTGCTTTTCGTGAATTATATGAAGAAACTGGTATTGAAGAAAATGATGTGCTTTTTGTTCGTAATTTAGAACCAATTACTGAAACATTTTTTGGTTCAAACCATATTCATTATTGTCATAAATACTATATTATGTTTTATAATTCTGAAAAAGAAGTGAAATATGATTCAGCAAATAAATTTATGGCTCAAGAAATTGGTGATGTAAATTGGTTTACTTTAGACGAATGTTTGAAAAAGATTCGTCCTGAAAACATTGAAAAGAAAGAAGTTCTTTTGAGAGCAAGTAGTATGTTACGAGGATATTGTCCTCTACGGTATACCTAAATTATAGATAGATGGCATCCACGAAAGATGAATTGTTGGATCAATGGTCAGTAGCAACTGATCCAACAGTTAGAGAAAGTTTAGTTCAACAAATGATGGCAAAGGGATTATTTCCCGATGATACAGATTATGAGGAAGAATATGGTTTATACCCTGCTTTAGAAGACCCTGATTTTATTCAAAAATTATTCAAAAAACGAGAATTTGGAGAAAATCAAACAGAATCGATTGAACAACAAATGGATGCAATAGAAAATGGTGAAGCAAGTCCTTGTGATACTGTTGTAGAGTTTGAAGTAAGTCCATTACAGCGATTTGTGAAAAATTTTTTATCCGGTAAAACACCATATAATTCTGCTTTATTATATCACGGTGTAGGCGTAGGAAAAACTTGCGCTGCTATTGGTATAGCAGAAGCAAATTTATATATACAACCAAGAAAAAAAGTATATTTAATTGCTCCCCCGAATATTCAACCAAATTTTGAAAGAACTATTTTTGATATTAATAATGTAATGATACCAAAAGAATCTGATATTCCTAATACACACACTGGCTGCACTGGTAATTTATATTTACAATTAACAAATACAGAATATGAAAAAGATAGACGTGTGATTGAACGTAAAGTAAAACAAATGGTAAAATCACGCTATGAAATTATGGGATATTATCAACTGTATTCTTTTATTAAAAGAATTATGGATTCGATTCCTCCAATCGATGATTTAAGAGAACGTGATTTAAGAATCAATAAAAAGTTAGACAAAGCATTTTCAGGACATTGTATGGTAATTGATGAGGCCCATAATTTACGTGACAATTCATCCAATGAAGAGGATAGAATAGATGAAACTGAGACAGAATTATCCGACGCAGCACAAGGAAAAAAGTTAACACCTGCTTTATATAGAGTTCTTCAACAATCTTTTTCACTAAAACTAGTTCTTTTAACTGCAACACCAATGTACAATAAATATTCAGAAATATTATTTCTATTAAATTTACTTTTAGAAAATGATAAACGTGCTCCCTTAAAAGAATCCTATATATTTAAGGAAAATGCCTTTACAAAAGATGGAAAAATATTATTTGGTAATACAGTTAAAAATTATGTTTCTTATATGCGAGGAGAAACGCCAATTACATTTCCTATTCGTTTAAAACCAATTGATACCTCTATACCTAGATTAAAAAAATGGTTTTCCAATGGACCAAAAAGAGAAGTTATTCAATTAACCGATCAACAATTAAAAGGATTGTTAGAACTTCCTTTAATTCCTTTAACATACAGTGATGAAACATATAATGATTTTGTATCTATATTTGAAGAATCATTAAATACAAGTCAACTTAGTTTAGCAAGTGTAGATACTATGATTCAATCTGGAAATTGGTTATATCCATCAATAGATGAAGGGTCCTCAAGAATTCGTGATGAAGGTTTTGATAATTGTTTTGATAGTGGACCACAGTTCTCAACAAAAAACTTTATGAGATTCAAATCGAAGTTAGAGAGCGCTACTTGGCTTTTGGAAGAGGAGTTACAAAATTATTCACCAAAGGCTGCATTTATTATTAAAAATATTCGTAAAACAGAAGGTGCTATTTTTATCTATAGTCGTTTCATTAAATCTGGGGCTTTACCTTTAGCACTTGCTCTTGAAGCAAATGGTTATACTCCATATGGTCGTGATAGAACATTATTAGTTGATGGTATTCAAGATGGAAAAGGAAGACAATGTGCAAAATGTTCTTTAAGAGAAAAACAACATACAGCGGATCATAAATTTGTTCCTGCGAAATATATTTTATTAACAGGTAATAAAAGTTTGAGTCCAAAGAACAATGAAATGATTGAAGCAGAAAGAGCAAAAACAAACTTTGATGGAGGTGAAGTTAAAATTGTGATTGGTTCTGAAGTTGCGTCAGAAGGTATTGATTTACGTTATATACGTGAAATATATGTATTTGATAGTTGGTATCATTTAAATCGTATGGAACAAGTATTAGGACGTGGTATCCGCACTTGTAGTCATGCTCTATTACCACCAGAGAAGAGGAACTGTATTGTATATCTCTTAGTAAACATCTTAAAAGACCAAAGAGAATCTGCTGATGTTTATATGTATCGTAAAGCAATGTTAAAATCACAACAAATTGGTAATGTAACGAGAGTTATTAAAGAAAATGCTTTAGATTGTAATTTAAATATTGATGTAAATATTATTAAAGGGTTGGAAGATAAAGAAGAAATTGATGCTCAAGGAAATAAACGTTCTATTAGTTTTAATGATCTAGATTTTACAAATATGTGTGATTGGATGGAATGTGAATATACTTGTAAAGAACCTATCGATATTGACCCTGATGATTTAGATAATTCAACATATGATGATTATGCTTCTCAATGGAGGGAGAACCAAGTAAAATCAAAAATTCGTGAATTATTTCAAAATAATTTTATGATGATACGAGCACAAGATATAACAGAATTATTTAGTGCTATACCATCAGAAGCACTATTCTCTATTCTTCATGATATTGTGAACAATAAATCATTCCGTCTAAAAGTGAATAATAAAGAAGGATATATTACCTATAGAAATGGCTACTATTTATTTCAACCATTAAAGTTAAAAGATTTAGAAATTCCCTTATCTATACGTAGTGCAGAATATCCTGTAAAACAAGATAATTTTAGACCAATTCAACAAGAAATAACAATTTTAAAAGAAACAGATGTAAAAACATATAATGAAAATGTTCCTATCACAAATACATTTTGGCCAACAGTATTTGAATGGTGTGGGAAAATAGAAGCTGGATCTGCTGATACAAATTCAGTATCTAAATTAGTTATTAATGCTCTATATGATAAATTCAAACATAATCCTGCTATTTCTGATGAAATAAAAGATAAATTAGAAATGATTGTTTGGTTATATAAAAGAATGAGAGATGTTGAAAGATACAGATTAGTTTTAAGTTATGTTTGTTTAGAATTTATTTGGGATTATTGTTTAACATTTTCAGAACAGATACATTTATCAAAAGATGAGAATCCTTCCGTAAAAAAAGTGGCAAAAGAACAAATAATGAATTATGATACAATGAATGATAATATATTTAGATATATATTATTAAACGAACCGTATAATATTATGTATTGGTGTAATGACAAGTTGTGTAGTGAAATTATTATTAAAATTGTAGAAAAAGATGTAAAAGATCCATACAATTCATTAAAAGCAAATGTAGAAACAACTGCTCCTATTTATGGATTTCTCGTGCCTAAAAAAGGTTCTCTTTCCTTTAAAGTTGTAGATGGTGTAAAATCACGAGTTGCGGATGTAGATCAAAATCCTCCATCTGGAGCAGTATGTAGCGATGTTCAAACTGTGGCACCTAAATTAAAAATATTATTTAAATTTGGCTCTCTTTTAAAAGAAGCTGGATTACCAGATTTTGATTTAAATGAAACTGTATTTACTGCTATGAAAGAACAAAAGGCTAAAAAAGGAAAGAAAGAAAATATTCTATTTCCTAGAAATCCTAATACATATTGTGCTTTAGAAGAATTTGTCTTACGATGGATGGATATTGAAAAAGTAAATGGTAAACGTTGGTTTTATCGTCCTATTGCCGCTTATAAAACAGGTCATCGCCCTAAAATATTAAAGAGAAAAGTAACGAAAGTTACGAAAGTTACGAAAGAAACAAAAGTTACGAAAGAAACAAAAGTATCAAAAGTATCAAAAGTGACAAAGTGACAAAGTAAAAAAATAATAAAATTGGTAACATAAGTTAAAGAAAACATAAGATAGTATATAAGAAGAATGGAGCATATTGCACTTTTTGAAGAACAAGTATCTTTGACTCCAAATGATTTCTCAAAAGAAATTCCATCTATTAAAAATTTGTTATTACTCAAGTTAAAAGATAAACTTGAAAATCGTTGTTCAAAACATGGATTTGTTGTCAGTGATTCTTTAAAAATAATTTCACAATCTATGGGAAAGTCACCAAATGGAAGATTTACAGGAGATTATCAATTTTATGTTCAAGTTCAAGGGAATGTAATTAATCCTCCTGAAGGCGCTGTAATTGAAGGTGAAGTAATTCGTAAAAATAAAATGGGTATTTATTTGAATTATAAAAATGCGATTCGTGTAATTATTCCTCGTGATTTACATATTGGAAATGAAGAATTTGAAAATGTAATTATTGGAGATATTATTCGTGTTGAAATTAAGAAATCAAGATTTCAAGTGAACGATGAATCTATACTGAGTGTTGGTATTTTCTTAGAAAACACTGGTAAGAAAGTTTCTATTTCCGATGCGGAAAGGGGTGTTCAACAAGAAAAGAATATAGTTTCAGAGGAAGATGAGTCATAATGAAATTGAAGATTATGAAGAACGTAAAATGTTTTTAGAAAACTTAAAAACATTAAACAAGATTGAGCAAGAAGAAGTGTTTCGGATTCTGAAGAAAAATGCTTCTTCCTTCAGTGAAAATTCAAATGGTATTTTTTTTGATGTTTCACGAATTGAAACAAATACATTTAAAGAATTACTTGGTTTTTTAGAATTTTGTAAGAAGAATCGTGAAGCTTTTGAAAATCGTGAACAAGAACAACAAAAAGCATCGGATGCTTTAAAAATGAGTTATGAATAAGGTTTAAAACATGAACACTATATTTGTATAGGTAAAATGACAAGTCAAATAGAACAAATTGAAGGATGGATTCAACAAAACAAAAATAAAGATATAATGGTTCCGAATATTTCTATTAAAATTTATTCAGACACATGCGAAAGTGAATCAAATCCTTTGGTTGGTCCCGGTAATCTAGGAGTTGTTCCTTTGAATCCTCCAGGACCAGTATCACTTGTATTATGGCACACAAATCCCGAATATCGTGCTGGAAACTTCTTAATAAGAAAAGGGATTTTAAGAGATATGATTGTGAAAGTAAATGAGAGGTTTCAAAATGAATTAAAAGGTCGTGGATGGAATCGCAGTAAGACAGTTGAACAACTACAGGAACAAGAATCTTCTGCTATATCACCGCCTCAAAATACTCCCGAATTGAATAAAGCATTATGCTATATCTTAAATATTCAGATTATGGAAGTGGATGAAATCCATAAAAAAATTTTCTGTTTCCCATCTGATTTACGGCAATGGACAAAAGAAAATCCAATTTATTTAGTATCTTGGGGTTCAAGAAGTATTTATGTAAATCAACCTGAGGAAGAAGCCCGACCTTTTTTCAAGAAATGGTTTTTTGAGTTAGAAAAAAATAATTATAAAATTACTTGGCCTCTTGCTGAAGGAACTGTAAAAGAATTAAAAGATAAATTAAATGAATATCATTTAACTATCAATGTAGAAAAGCCTAAAAAGGAGGACTATAGTATACTAATAGGTAAAGCAGAAGCAATTCGTTATATAAATAACGAATTTGTTTAGAACATAAAAAGATAAAAATTGATAAGGGTTTTATAAAAAAATACATTTAAAGTAATGGAGTTGCGTAGCGCTGAAGGTTCTGCTATTAAAAAGCAACTTGAGGATTGGATAAAACATTCTGACTATGAACTTGAGTGTACATTTGGAAAAGGTTCTGTAGATGCTACAACATTCTTTCAAGTTGCACAAAGATTAAGATCAAAAGGGCTGAAAGAATTATCTCAAGAAGACCGTCTTACAATTATGACACCTGAACATCACGTTCGTTTTACAGTAAATACGATGGGTGTAATTCAACAATATTGTCGTGATGATATTTTAAATGGTAAACCATTTAGTGCTATGAAAAAAGATAGTGCTTCTCCAGATTCTCAAGTAGATATTGAAGATTATTCTGTGCGTGTAAAAACACGTCGTGAAATTCCGATGGAAAACAATGATTTTCGCATCAAAGAAATCTTTGGTAAATGGGCTCAACAGAAGAAAGCATTTCGTTTGATTCGTCGCTGGTCATTTAATGATAAAGGTATTCGTTATGATTTATCGATTGTGAGATCTACAAAAAGAAGTTTACAAAATAATTATATTTGGCAACATAAGTTTAATGACCAAGATTTGGCATTGGCACCTTATATGTATGAAATTGAAGTTGAACTTGTTCGTTTAGAAGGAGATGATGTAGAAAATGCATTTAAGCGTTTAATTAAGGGAATTGGTGAAGTGTTGCGAGGAATCCAAAAGTCTTCTATCTTGATTAATAATATTCAGAGAACAAAAGCTCTTTCTTCTTATCAAAGCATTACAAAAACAGAACGATTTATTGGATGTGCTCCAATCACTTTAGAACAACAGAACTTTATAAAAGATATTGTAGAAGGTGTTCCAAATATTCGAAGTGGTTATAATGTAACGGACAAAGCAGATGGATTACGTTGTTTAGCATTTGTGGATGGGAAAGGAGAACTCTTCTTGATTGATATGGCAATGAATGTATATAGAACTGGAATGTCGCAACCATCGTGTCGTGAATCCATTATTGATGGTGAATTTGTTACAAAAGACAGAGAAAACAAATCTATTCAGAAGTTTTTAGCGTTTGATATTTATTATACAACTGATAAGAAACTTGTAAGTAATCTTCCATTTTATTCAAAAGAAGAGGATGTAAATACTCGTTATAAAGAAATGGTTAGTTGGATGGAAAAGTTCAATAAGGAACCTACACCTATTATTAAATATATGACACCCAGTATTCAAATTCAAGTAAGTATGAAAAAGTATTATTTTGCTCCTCCTGGTGATATACCAATTTTCAAACTCTCTAAGATTGCTCTTGATACTGGTCACGAGTATAATACAGATGGATTAATTCTAACACCGAATAATTCTCCTTTACCTGGTTATGATGACGAGAGAAAGATAGTAAAACCTGGAGTAACATTTTATGAACAATTTAAGTGGAAACCAGCACACGATAATACAATTGATTTCTTAGTAAGATTTGAGAAAGAACCTGAAAATAAAAAGTTAGATCGTGTTGCAATTGGTATTGCTCCAGATACGGATGAAACAATTCGCTATAAAACCTTACGTTTATTTGTGGGTTCTCAACAACAGAAAGCATACAATCCTCGTGACATGATTTTAAATGATATTAAACCATCTCAAGTTCAAGAAGCAGTTCGTTATAGACCAGTTCCTTTCTATCCGAAAGACTTTAGTGATCCAATGGCATCTATTTGTTATGGAATTATACAAGTTGATCCTGCTACACAAGAAGAATATATTGCTACTACAATTAATAATGAACCTATTCAAGATAAAAGTATTATTGAAATGGCATATGATCCTTCTAAACCTCGTGGTTGGCGTTGGATTCCTATTCGTATTCGTCACGATAAGACTGAAAGGTTACAAAAGGGAGAAAAGAAAGGTGATTACAGTCGAACAATGAATTCTGAAATGGTGGCAAATAGTGTATGGAATTCTATTCACGACCCTATTACTCCTCATATGATTAAAACAGGTTCAGACCAACAAACAGAAAAGGAAGCGACTGAAAATTTAAACACAATAGAAAAACGAAATACTCTTGCTCTAAAATACTTTGAACGTAAAGCACCTGTAGAAGATGTAAAACTTGTAAAAGGATTAAGAGGATTTCATAATGGATATATTAAGGAAGTTGTTCTATATGGTCATTGTTTAAAAACTGGTTCTAAATTAATTGATATTGCGTGTGGCGAAGGTTCTGATATTCGTCGTTGGAATGATCAGAAAGTTTCATTTGTTCTTGGTATTGACAATGCTGGTAATAATATTACAGGAAATGAAAATGGAACATATGCTCGTTATTTAGAGATTCAACAGAAATTCCGCATTACATTACCACCAATGGTATTTGTAATTGGTGATACATCCAAACGTATTCTTGATGGAAAGGCTGGTGAAACAGTTCAAGAATCTGATATTTTACGAAGCGTTTTTGGAGAGAAACCAAGTGGACCAATTCCTCCAATGATTGATAGAGTTGCTGCTTCTGAATTAAAAGATGGCGCTGATGCGATGAGTTGTATGTTTGCTTTACATTATTTCTTTGAATCAAAAGAAAAATTAGATGGATTGTTGCAAAACATTCGTGAAACTATTAAAATCGGTGGATATTTCTTTGGGTGTTGTTTTGATGGTGAATCTATATTTGAATTCTTAAAAGATACTGAGAAGAGTAAATCAAAAACGGGGGAAGAAAAGAGTTCTTTGATTTGGACAATTCGTAAAGAATATGATAAAGATGATTTATCAAATGACGAAGAATCACTTGGTCTTAAAATTAATGTCCACTTTATTAGTATTGGGAAACCACATGATGAATATTTAATGAATTTTACATACTTTAAGAATCGTATGAATGAAAATGGCTTTTCATTATTAAATCCAGAAGAGTTAAAAGAAATTGGTTTAGAAAATAGCACCAATATGTTTTCTGAATCTTATAAAATGGGTGGTAAATCAACAGAACGATTTCAAATGCCTGACATTGTAAAACAATTTTCCTTCTTCAATCGTTGGTTTATCTTTAAGAAAAAAGAAAACATTTCTACACAAGAAGAAATTGATGAAACATCTTATGCTCCAATAGTGAAACCTTTAGAAACAAAACCTATTGAGAAATCTATAATTCAACAAGAAGAGGAAAAAGAGGAAAAAGATGAAGAAGATGAAGAAACAAAAGATGCAAAAGAGGCATTGAAAGAATCAAAAACTATAACACCATCCGATGTAGCAGCAAAAGAAGAACAAAAGTTATTAGACTCATTAAAACCTTTATCTAGAACAATTCCTGTGGAAGTTGGTGAAGCTGCGCCAGAAGCTAAAACATATGCTAGAAATGAAATATTCCAGTTCTTCAGTGAAGCATCTTTAGAAGATAAACTTAAAATCGGTGATAAAGGTGCGGGTCGTTGGTTAGGACCTACTGCTCCATTCCCTATTGAAGATCCTGAAGAACCTGGTAGCACATATCCATCTTTAGAACATTATATGGCAGGTATGATGTATAAGTATGGAACAAACAAACCAACTTTAGCATCAAGCATATTTGGTCATCAAGGAACAATTCATCAGAAATTTACAAATTTAAGACTTCAAGAACCTGTAAAGCCAATACCTGAAGATCGTGATCATCAATTACTGAAAGAAGAATCAACAATGGTAAAATCAGAAATTACTCCGGCAAAGTTTAAATCCAATCGAGCAGAATTTAATGCGGCTGGTTTTGCTTTGAAGAAAGAAAAATTACTGCGTGAAGCGGTGGAACAACGTTATAAGAAAGATGCTCGTTTAAAAAAGATTATTGAAGGAGCAAGAAAAGCCGGTAAATATTTATTATATTATACTGGGAAATCAACGAACGAACTTGGAGGAACTTTATCCATTGATGGAATTATTAAGGGAGACAACAAGTTAGGAAAACTCTATATGGAATATGGCGGTTATAAGTAGAAATGAAACCAATAACCTTTTTGAAGAAGAATGCTATTCCTATTTTTGTTGTTGTTGTTGCTGTTGTATTAGTGCTTTATATGAATTACAAACCTGAGGGATTTAAAATTGATAGTAAATTATTTGACGCATGTCCTACAAACTATCCTAATTTAAATAGTCATGGTGGTCATTTATATTGTCATACAAAAGATAAAGTAGCTAATTCCTGCCCTCCTCCTAATGGTAAAACTGGTGGAGGCACTCCCAAAAAACACTCCAGTGGTAGATGTGAAGTTAAGGCGCATAAAAAGGGAACTAAATAAAAATAACTATTAAAGCCCTATTACCTATATACTATAGATAATATGCCTCAGGCGTGGCAAAAGTTAACATTTACAAACAAACATCCTCGTGATGATAATTTAGTATTCCATGAACCTACGCACACTTATTATATCGCAGGTTCATCGAAAGGAGTAATTTCATGCACAAAGTTTCTACATGAATTCTTTCCGCATTTTGATGCGGATGCAACAATCCGAAAAATGATGAAATCTCCTAAATGGTCTTCTAGTGTTTGGAACACTCCTGGTGTAACTCCAGAGAAAATTAAAAAGGAATGGTCGTCAAAAGGAGAAGAAGCATCTACTGCTGGAACTGCTATGCATTTAGCAATTGAACAATTCTTACACGGTTCTCCAGAACAAATCAATCCAGCAACCTATGATACAATTGAATGGAAGTATTTTATGAACTTCTGGAAAAAAGTAAAAGATGATTTGGTGCCTTATCGCAGTGAATGGGAGGTATGGATGGATGAATTCAAACTATGTGGTAGCATAGATATGGTATTTTATCGTAAATCAGATAATTCTTATGTCATTTACGATTGGAAACGTTCCAAAGAAATTAAAACAGACAATCCTTTTGGAAAAGGATTTGGTCCAGTAAGTCATTTACCAGATTGTAATTATTGGCATTATACATTACAATTAAATGTATATAAATATTTTTTACAAACTCATTATGGTTTACGTATTAGTGATATGTATTTAGTGATTATGCATCCTGATAATAAAAATTATAGAGAAATTCGTCTAAATCATTTGGACGATGAAGTTCTTGGAATGTTAGAATGTAGAAAAAGAGCTATTGATATGAAAGTAGAACAAGCAATTGTTTTACCTCTTGCTACATCTAAACAAGACTGTGATATTTTAGATGAATAAGTTTTCTAACACTGTTGGTAAATCAGTAAAAGGTATCGAAAGATGTGTTTTATCTTTTACTAATAAACCAGAACTCTGTTTATCAATAACAAAAACATATACTGGATATGCAGTAAATTTCTTTTTAGGAACTTTAGATATCTCTGAAGTAATTGGCGAGGTTGTTAAATTTAATTGTATAAAAGAAGCTTTATTTTTATAGAACTCACGTAATTCACGTAAATTATTATCACTAAACAACAAAGTATCTTCTGTTACATCAATATCATTTTCTGATACACCAATACTATTCAAGATTGGCAAAACAGAAGGTTCTTTTGTAAGCTCATAATAAAGGAATGAATTCGTTTTTGGATCCTCTGGATTTAAATATGATTTCAAAGTATTGCTTAAATTTAAATCTTTTTCAACTTCATCTTTAGCATCTTTAGCATCTTTACTTACTTTAGTATTCTTATTAGAAGATATTTCTTCATAAAATCGTGGTTTTTCAAGATAAGGTTCATTCCAAACAACTCGTAACATATCAGACCATTCTAAAGTATTTTCAGGTAATATATATTGCTCTCCAATTTGAATTGCTTTTTTAAAGAATACTAATTTTTCTATTTTATTATTAAATATTTCACGACGTTGAATCGAATATCTTATTATTTCATCCATTAATCTTACAGTAAGCATTTCACCAATATTTATTTCTGATTCAGAAGATTCTGGTATATGAATTTTACATTGTCCTTCTCCATCTTCACCTGAAGGTAACCAGACACAGTTTCCTTTACATAATTCTTTTCCTAGCATTCTACAGTCATTGCGTATAAATGAAAATGTAGAATCTGCTTCTTGTGTGCTAAACCATGAGATCACTTCTGTTCCAAAGAGAACCATCATTCTTCTACGTTTTTCTTTCAACGACATATCTTTATTTCTTTTTGACAGTATATCTGTTTCAATATGTTCTTTTATAAAAGAACCATTTTCTCCTGATAAATAATTACCAAAACTTACACGTAAATGTTGATATATTTCTTCTAAATCTTCTTCTTTTACCATTTTTGATTCAAAATCTTTATAATTTGTATTTTTTTCTAAAATAATTTTTCTATTTATATCCCATTCAAATTCATCTGTTTGAATAATCTGATTTTCATCTGTTACAGTATTTGATGTTTCTTCAACAGGAATAAATAATAGATTCTTTAATTGAACTCCTACTATTAAGTTTGTTTTCTTAGAAATAGAATATTTATTTATATTATATCCAGGGTATCGAGAACCAATAAGAGGTAATAAATAAGTTTTATATATACGAATTGTTTCTTTTACAGGCGATACATTAAAATCATTCCAATTTAGAATATTTTCTTTGTCTGTTATAAGAATACCATCATCAATTACCGGTAAGGCAACTTCATATGTTATACCATCTACACTTTCTTCACATATGATAGCAACTGCATGATTATAAGCATCACGTAAGATACCAGTAAATGAAAAATTATTATATTTTTGTGATATTATTTCTAAATATTTTTTTGATACACTTAGTGGAATGAGAGCATTTGAATTTATATTACTCTGACTTGTATATACAGTTTTTCCAGGACCAGAACAACTACGTTTAAATTCTCCATATAATTTTTTAACAATTTCTGGCCATCCATTGTATCTACCTTTCTGAAACACTAGTGTTGTTAAATCATTTTGTCGAATCCCATCTATTTCAGTATTATCGACATAAAATAATGGTTCCCAAACTCCTGTATAATGATGCATAATAAATATAATATTATTATTATCCATTAGTTCACTATTATATCCATATGGAGGACAACGAATTGATACACTATTATCTTTACTAATATCAATCACAATAATTGTTGTTCCTGCTATACTAATTTTTGTATTTGGTAATAAATTTGGTATTAAATTGGATTGTGCTAAAATCATGGCAAAATGTCTATATTCTTTTACTGTTGTAGTATCTCTCATCCATTCTACAAAATGAAGATAGCTATTAAATATACGCTGAATTTCTAAAGAATTTGATTCATTATATGTAACACCCAATTCGTTTGTTGCCCAATATGGCATGCGTTTTACATCTTGCTTTCTTATTACATACTTAGGATTATAAAATTCAAGAACAAGATTTCCATAATTCATTTGAATAAAAACACGTGGTTTTATTGGTGATAATATAACACTTTTCATTAATTCAGAAGAACTTCTTAAGTAAAACGGTGATAAAGCAGATAAAAAACTTTCTGCTAAATATTCACTTTTATTTTCTGCTGCTAAACGTAAAAACCCTTTTATATTTGGATTTAATTTTTGAGGTGTTCCTCTTCGTGAAACCAATCTTGTAGAATCTTGTTCAAATAACATATCTAAGGCTTTAGGGATTAACCCTATTTGTGGTCCTTCTGTGTTTGAAATTTCCAATGGTAACTTTTCTTCACCAACTATATATTTTTTTTCTATATTACCAAGAGAAGACATATATTCTATAAGTTTCTTATCTCCTTCTCCAATACTTTCTTCATCACTATCATCATCATCATATTCGTCCTTAATTTTTTTGGTTCCCTGAAATTTAATAGATTGATGTTTTACAAAGCAACAAGGTAAACGTAATCCATCAGGGTGATCTGATTTTTTTGTAAATCCAACCCATAAATGTCTTTTTGTTGAATTAGGTTTTACAATACGTTCAAGCACAGTTTCTTCTTCAGCTGGTTTCTTGCGATCTTGTATAAGTTTTCCCATACAAAATGGACATGTATCTTTTGGTTTTTTTGTTATTACTGTTCCATCATCTTCATCTGTAATTGGATGACGTAAAGTTGTTCCTCTAAAATCCTTTTCTAAAATCATAATTTCATCTCTTGTGCAAAAATATTTGCTACAGATAAAATAATTAGGTTTTGAAGGATTAGAACCATAACGAAGAACTGTAACAATATCATTTGGATCTGTAGATTTCGTTATTATTTCTTTTTGACCTGGATCTAGAGGATATTGATGAAATATTACATTATCATCTTCTCTGCTATATTCTTTAATCATACGATCATATTCTTGATATGTTAATAAAGCGGGTTGTCTCATTTCATTAGCAGCACATTGTAAAACATATGTTTTATCCAATTTAGACTTTACTTCATATTTAAATAGATTTTTATCAAACTCTTGTAATTTACGAATAAAAAAATTAGCTATTCCTTTATCTTTTTCACTTTCAATTGTTTTATGAATTTCTTTCACTTCTTCTATCTCTTCTTCTGATGCTTTTCGAAGTATTTCTTTTGGTGTTAACTCTTCTTCATTCTCATTATCACCATCCACTGAAAAATCATAAACACGCTCATTTTCCATATAATCTTCCTCTTGCTCTTCTTCTTCTTGTCTTTCTTCTTCTTGTTTATCTACATCTTCTTCTGCTTGTGCTAATGTTCTAACTTCTCTTTTTGGTATAGCAAAATATTCATCGTCTAATGAAAACATTAATGAAAATAAAGTATGAATCATTTGAAGATTTTTGTAACTATCAATATTTTCATAATGAAATGTGTATGTTGGATGTTTATCAAATATAGCAATATCAATACCAGTATTCTTAAATGGTATATATTCTTTTGATTCACCATTTGGCACTTCTTGAATTTGTGATTTATTTCTAAACCAATCTGATACCTTTTGCATAGCAGTATCTTTATCAAGTTGGAATTCTTCTATTACTAGATTCACCATATCATTTATCATGCTTTCACCACGGAGTAATTTTTTATTATTTACCTGTGTTAAATAATTTGAAATATTATCTTCTGTTACAAAATTATTTACACATTTATAACGTAATAATATATGGGGATTTTCATTTGGTAATGGAGGAATTTCTTGAAAGAATGGAGAAAAGAAAGGTAAACGTTTTTTAATTTCTTTACGTGTTAAAGCTTTTTTATCTATATCGAGTGTTATTTTAAAACTAAATCTACCACCATTCATTACAGGTAAATCTTTTTTACGATTTATAGAACCAATTCCATCATATAAATCTTTTGTAAAGTTATCAAAATCTTCAAATGGTGATAAAATACGTGTATTTTTAGGTGGTTCAACAATTATATCAAATGAACCATCTGAATACAAACGTATTGTTGAATAAATCATTGGGAGATTTTTTATTCTTGATTGTAGAGCAATTTTTCCTAAAACAAAATCTTCATCGGGTCTAGGACTTTGTTCATCGGACCATCCTTTCAAATAACGAATATCAAAAATATTTGGTATTTTATTTTCAATGTCTTTTAAATGAATTTTAGAAATAGAGGTTGAACTTGCTGGTAATAAACGCATATATGGTCTTCTTTCATTCACATCTAATTCAAAGAAAAAAGTGTTAATTCTTTCTTTTATATTTTGTTCTGACCAGCGCAATTGTAAATAGCGAAATCCATTAAATGATTGACGAACCAATGGTAAACCTTTTTCTAATAAACCTTGTATTTTATTTATAAATAATAATCGTTTTTCATTATAAAATAAACGTGTTTCAATAAACTGTTTATCTTTTTCATTAGGATATTCTTGACCCTGTTTTAGATAAGGAAAGTATGGATATATAGAACCATTAAAAATTTTTTCAGAGAATGGTGGACGTAAACTACCTAACATGGCAAGAACATCTTTTAATAATATTAAATGTATTGAATCTTTTTTAATACGATTTTCTAAAAGGTTATTATTATATGGTGTGATTCCTATCGGTTGTTTTTCACCAGAACCTGTAACGAATTGTGTAAGTAATGTTCCAGGTTTTAGGATATTTGAAGTTAAATCCCAACTAAAATCAATAGGTTCAATTGTATCTTGTATCCTCCTAATGTATATTAACTGATTGTTTGGTGCTGCTTCCTCTGCTTTATCGAAAGCATCATAAATAGCATATTTTAAATCAGATATTGTATGAAATGAATATAAATCATTACGCAAATTTATTATCGATCCATTGTATTTTATAGTGAATGTAACTTTTTGTAAAGTATTTAACAAATTCACTTTAAAGATTGAATTAAAGAAACTTTGAAACTCCTCAAAGTTCTCTTTCGGAGGGGCATCCATCTATAATTACTTCATATTCCCTACAGATAAATCGCTCCCCTCTTTCATTGTAGGTTCATCCGTAATTGACATTCCACAGTATTTTACAGGATGTGCTTTAAAGTTCTGATGTTTATAGATATTAATCAATTCTGCTTCTTTTAATAACCAAGCAAAGTTGTTCCAAAAGTCTTCTCCGTGACCAATTGATTCCGTTAAAATATGAGACATTTCGTGAAGAGCAACAAATACCATTACTTCTTCTTTTACCAATGACTCATCAGCACCTTCTCTTTGTCTTAAACATAAATGAACAGATTCTCCTTTATTTACACTATAACTTGTGAATTCTGCGTCAGGTGTTGATTCTAAGAAACGTTTCGGGTCATTACGAAAATTTTGTATTAACTGTTTCACCTCTGGCTTATCAGGATGTTTGGATTCTAAATGGATTTTAAGATTATTTAATTTAATTCTCACTTTTGCTAATAAATCTGCAGCACCTTGTTTATCAGGTAAGTCACGAACTAAATATTCTTTACTATCTACATTACTTTTAACGTATACCATAGGATATTGCCCTAAGCCAAATAATTTTTTAACAGATTCCATTATTGCTATTGTATAATCATAAAATGATTATTTTAAATAGTAATTAATATTTAAGCAACTTCAAAGTTACGACGATTCACATCTGGCTCAATAGTAGTGTTTGAGAAGATGGAAACGGGGACCTGAGGATTCGGGGGCTCAGAACGAATCTGTTGATTCGCATTACGTAAGCTCTGTCCAACTGTATTGACACCAATTAAAGCACCCGCAGATAAGAAGTTCTTACCCTTGAGAGAACCATTACCCATAGGGTTTTGCTCGGCCCAAGTGCTATTAGAGTCCTTGGGTAAGAGTTCAGAAGGTGTTAGTTGATCGCGGGGATAGCAACCTGAGGGTGATTCAGCATTACCAAAATCAGAGGGTCCAACAGGTGTATCAGCAACACTAGGGTTACCTTTTACTTCATCAGCACGAACAGGACCAGGGGTAGCATTCTGACCAGCTTCAACAGAAGTATTGGAGGCAGCAGATAATGTTCCTTTGAAACCTTCGGGTTTTGGTTTAAAAAGATCGGGTTGTAAATATGACACAATTGCAAATATAACGAGACCTAATACTAATAAACCAACAATTGTGCTAACCGCATTGCTCAAATTCTTGGAGGCTGCCATTCTTCTTCTGTAATAATATACTATGATTTTTTACAATAAATTCATACTTTATTCTTCACTTGAAGATTCTTCCTCCCCAGTAGAATTTTCTGATTCGGAATCTAATAATTCGCCATAGAGTCGGAAGTATTTCTTTTCTAAATTGGATACTTTCATTTCAGCCAACATCATCTTGACTTTTGCGTTCTTTATTTTTTCTTTTAGAATCGTTCGGGGAGAAAAAGTATCATCTTGTTCGGAAGATTCAAAAGGAATATCATCTTGCTCTAATAAATCATCTATTGTTGACTGAATCACAATTGTTCTATTACTAAAGGGTTCAATCGTGTTAAACTCTTCAGTAAAGTTTAAAAATTCAGAAGGAATAATGGATGTAGTAGATACTTCGTATGGCTGAATATCTATAAGATTCCATATAAGTTCAAAACCATTTGAAAAAATCCATATACTTTTTAACTTCCAAGTTTCTTGATAAACTTTGCCGTAAGTATAATTTTGTTTGGAAAATTCATTTATAAATATGTGTTGAACCTTTTTTTCAAAAGTTTCCAGTTTAATCGGAGAGGCAAACCAAGATTTACCTTCTTCTACAATTTGTTGACCAATTTTTTGAATAATATCTTTGAATTCATCATTATTAATGTTAGGGTTTTGCCATACTTCTTTCATTTCATTGATATTATTAAATATAAAATGTTTCTTTGTATTTATTTTAACATTATAACCTTTTTTACTATGTATCCATATTGGTGCTTGAAACGACATTACTCTGCGATTTTATAGAAAAATTTCTTTAGGCGTAAGAAATATGAATGAAGATAAAAAAAAGGAATTATTGCAAAAAATGATTCATAATATATTATTGCTATTTAACAATGATGAATCCCGTAAATATGTTCAAATATATCTAATTGATCCTTTATTAAATCATGTCCTTGAAAGAATTTTTCCATATATCGTTTTAACAAGCATATTGTTTATACTTTTAATTTTAGTAATTATTGTTACTTGTATATTTATTTATTATCATTTAAAATATTCCACCCCGATTCACAGTTTATAGCGTAGCGTAAAATATATTTTATTCATTTCTAATTCATAAGTTAAATGAGCTCTAATAATGCTATTGTAAATAAAGATGAAATTGCGAATCTTGTTCGTAGTTATGTTCATTATGATAATTTAGTCACATCATTGAATAAACAAACGCAAAATGCTAGAGTTGTTCGTGATGAATTTGAAAGAAGAATTATTAAAGAATTAGATGAAAAAAATATGAAACATGCTATTATTCAAATTGTTGGTGGAAAGTTACAAATTGTTGAAGAGAAAAAAATATCTCCATTAACATTTAATTCTTTACAAGATTCTTTACATAAATATTTTATTCAACAAAAAGAATCAGATATTACAAGTGATTTGATTAAATTTGTGAAGACAGAAAGAAAGTCAGAAACTTTTTTAAAAATTAAAAAAATCACTCAATTACCTCCACAACCATAATGAAAGGACCTAAACACTATTCTTAATACTCTATAGTAAGATATATTTAATTTAATATGAATAATCAATATAAATTTATAGAATGGCAAAATTTATACATAGAATCAACTAAATATGGCCCTATAAAAATAAAGACAGCCATAAAATATTTTATTAATGATGGCTTAATTCCTTTTTTAAAATATTATGGGTATATCTTTGAAATAAATAATATGATGGTAGGAGATATACTATCAAGCACAATGTATCGTTTATTATATAATAAATTGTATACATTTCCTGTAAGAGAGAATGTTTATTTTGATGATGAACATTTTCAACACTTTGAGTACCTAATTTCAGATGATGAATGGTCTAATTTACATACTTGCTGGAATAATATTCTAGATAATTTATTAGACGAAATAAAATATATAGAAATAAAATGTATCTCTTGGATGTATATTGATATGATTAAATCAAATACAGTTATTCAATATTTAGAATCTTATGATGATTCTGATATTGAACAAGATAAAAAAAATAATATAGATCCTTATTTGTTAGAACAAAAGAATAATTATTCAGTGAATCCAAAACTTATCTATGATAAATAAGTCTCTATTGTTTTGACCATTGCTCTTCGCTAAAGGGTAAAACAGCTATTCCATCCATATCTGCTTTAAAATCTTGAACTTTTTTATCCACATCTAATGCAGGAACAGACAAAGGAATTTTACCTTTTTTCATTAAGACTTCTTCTGAATGTTCTGATTGCGGTGGTTTAACACCATAACAATTTACACCAAACTTCATTTCAGGATTTTCAAAATATCCTCCATTTAATCCAGGAACTCCACAAGAATTTCTATTTTCTTCTGAGCCAGATTGAATCTTTTGCCACGTTCCATCTTGTGTAGGATACACAGCAGCTTGTCCTTTCACCCATCCATAATTGCACCAATCAGCACCTTTTGACCACGCTTCTTTTACTTGGTCGTATGTTGCTAATTCTGCGCCTAATGCCATACATAATGGTTCTGCATCATAATATGTATATTCATTTTCATTTACATTAAATACTTCAGGTTTTCCAGAAGGAAGAATTTTATCAATTATATTTGTTGTTTTGTGATGAGTTTGTTTAGCAATATCATGTTGTTGTTCTTCTTGAGGTGGGTATGGGGGCTCATTTACAGTTTCTACTGGTGGTTTAGAAGGATCCACTGGTGGTGTAGATGATTTATTAAAAGCATCACGAACTTTTTGAATAATATTATTTATACCAGCATTTATTTTATCTTGGAATTTTACAAAAATAACAATAAATACTGTTGCAATAACAATAAATACTAATAATGGGGCAACCCATTCATTATTACCAATGTTTGTTACATTAGAAACATTTTTTACATTTTTTACATTATTTACTGTATTTGTTTTAAATGGTAATAAACTACTAAAATTTTCATTTGTATTATTCAAACCTTTATTCACATTATTACCAATACTATTCAAACCTTTATTGACATTATTACCAATACTATTCAAACCTTTATTGACGTTGCTACCAATACTATTCAAACCTTTGTTAATATTCTCTATTCCTTTATTAACACTGTTTCCAAGATTCGTATAAAATGTTCCCAGATTATTATTTTTAGGAGACCCTGTGTTCATCTAAATTAATAATTTTTAATAATTTTTAATATCTTTTAGATGTTTTAAAATATGTTCCACAAATGAAATAATACCCACATCTACGTGAATATCATCCGGGGCTGAACTTGGATACGCAATTCCAAAACCCCATACTCCCTCACAACCAAGAATGGAACCAGTTTTTTTATCATATAATGACGAATCTTTTATTTCATTGTTATAAGTTATTTTTATATTACGAGGTTCAAATCCTGTGGCATAAATTGCTTTTGTTGCTTTCTTAGATACTTTTATAAGTTGATCAACTTGCTGTAAGTGTAAAAGTTTTACGTAAGAAAATTCATTCTTTAAGATTTTTTCCGCTATAAACTCAGCATCTTCTTTAACACCATCATATTCACCATCTTTCGCAAATAAAAATGGTTTTACACTTTTATGTATTGCCGTTGTTATCACTTTTAAATCTTCTAAATTTTGTAAAACCAATGTGCCAGAATGAGATGTTCCGAATACTATCACTGTATCATTTGGTTTTACAAATTTTTTTAAGGAATCTTTATTTAACGCATCTTCTAAACGTATTGTCGGTATTCCACAATTTAAAACTTTTGGATTAGAACCTTGACATAATAGAATTACTTTTGATTCGTATGCTGAATATCTTGTTTTTACTGACCAAATCTTATTTTCAAACGATAAGGATTCTACAAAATCTTGGATACAGTCTTTTGGTTTTACAAAATCTTGTATCAATTGTGTATGAATATATAATGGAGCCGTTTTATCAAGAGGATAATCATTATTATTATATTCATAAGTAGGATCTAATAATTTTAAAGCATTCACTGTTTTCGATAATGGTGTATTGGATTGAATAGAACCGTATTTCTGTATTAAATCTCCTCCATCAAAATAAGGGTCTATGATTGCGATATTCGATACTTCTTTTTCGAAAGCAGCATATGCTAAAAGACCTGTTACACCTCCACCAATTATCAAAATATCATACATTTATCTAATTAGACAGGAGAGAATGGAGAACCATTCATTTTATTATGCCATAAAGATGAACCATTATCAAGAGATATTTTTGAGTAGTTTTGATATCCTTCATAGTTCTGAAATGGTGCTACACCAGGTATGGGATTTCCTGATGCATCAAAATGTGTTGAAACATATGTTGTTAAATCTGCTATAATCTGAGCATCTGTAGTAGTTAGATTACCTGTTATATATGTGATAATATGTTGAATAATTTGAATTCCATTTGTTTGGTTTATACGCATAAGAGATAAAATTGATGTAGGTAATTGTTGTGGTATCAATATAGTGATATAAAAATCTATAAATCTATCAGAAACAGTAATTGCGATTGTTGGAGCATTTTCTGGATTATTTAACCAATTTTGTAGTGTTGTTGACATACTAGCAAATGATAATTTAGGCATTTGACGTATAAGACTATTTGATAATACTGATAAGGCTTGTTGTTTTGTTGTTGTCATTAAGAAATATTTGGTTAAATTATTTTTTTGTATAGATGTTGGTGGATTTTCAGACATTATTAATCCAAATAGTATTTCCGTAAGTGTAAAACCATCTGCGTTATTATCATTCGTTCGTCGATAAGTAATAGTTCCATCAGCATTCATACCAGGTAATCCTTGATTTCCTTGATTTCCTTGTGGTCCTTCATTTCCTTGTGGTCCTTGATTTCCTTGTGGTCCTACTGGTCCTGCTGGTCCTTGAGCACCAGTTGCTCCTACTGGTCCTGCTGGTCCTACTGGTCCTGCTGGTCCCGCTGGTCCTTGAGGTCCCACTGGTCCTGGTAATGGTGCTGGTGTTGTTGTTGCTCGTGCTGGTGCTGGTGCTGCTACTATAGGTGTTGTTGATGTTGTCGGTCTTGATGTATTTCCACCCATTCTATAATATATTCTATAAATATTATATTTATTTATATATTATTATTTAGTCCTCCGCGGGACTCGTACGATTTCCTCCGCGTCCGTTAATGTAATCACGTTGATTCTCCGTAGTGCATACACATCCACCAGAGCACGAGAATGAGGCACCACAGCACTCGGGCTTACATTGATTGTTCTTAAAGATGAATAAAGAATCATCACCAGGAGTGAATTCAGCACCTAATAAGGCTTCATTCGGAGAAGTATAACGCCAGGCAGATTTATTACCTGTAGGTAAATTCACACCATCGAAAGCGCCCATAGGCTGATACATATCTTTCGCACCACCAGCATTATCTAAATAAGATGATGTGAAACCTTCCTTTCTCTTAAACTCCGCTCCTTGCATTTCAGCAGCATTTCTGAAACCCTGAATTATATTACCAGAAGCATCCATTCTTCTTTGTTGAGGAGGAGCAACAACTGGTGCTGGGGTATTTGGTGCTACAATTGGTAGCATAGGAACTGTTGGTGTTACAACAGGTGTAGATGTTTGAGCAGGCATAGTAGATGGCATAGTTGGCATAGTTGGCATAGTTGGCATAGTGCGTCCTCCCATAGAACTTTGTGTGGCAGATGGCATTGTCCCTGATGGCATAGTGGTAGATGGCATTGTCATAGGTGGCATAGTCATTCCTGGAGGGCCTTGTGGCATTGTCATAACAGGAACTGATGATGTTGTAATATTCTGGAAACCTTGCTTACCTACACGTTGATTTTTAAACCCTTGTAAAGACCCACGGAAACCAAATGGCCACGCATTAATTGCGGCAATATTTATAATAACTAACACTATTACTAAAAGAAGCACAGTGTTCGATTTCATCTTTCTTCTTTAATATATTTTTTTAAAATGCTTTGAGAGGCCCATATGTTTCTTTTACCCAATCACGATCTTTTTGGAACATTTTGGAAGCCTCGGGAATTGTTCGGGATGTTAATTTTGTTACAGCATCCAATTTACGATATACACCCAAAGCACCAAATTTATCTATTGCTTTTTTTAATGCTTTTTGGCGTTCCTTTTCTGATATTTTTAGAGTATATCCGTATTTACTTAATTCACCTTTACGTAAGGGGCCAATTTTATCTTCACCTTTGCCGGGTAAACCTGTATCTTTTATACAAATCGGTTTTACAGATGTAACATTCTTTTTATGGGGCTTCACTATAATTTCTTTTCCAGAACGAGTCTTCTTTTTAAAGCCTTGTTGGAGAACCGCCGTAGAATATTTACGACCGTATGCTTTACGTTCAATCATTCCAGATGGACAAGCCATACGTGACAAAGACTTAATAGATGGTATAAGCTTTCGTGTATATGTCTTAGAAGAACTTGATGATGAACGCACACATGCTGCGACAACCTTTTTACCTGTTTTTGTTACATAAGAAGCACGTTTATGAAAACCTTCCGGACATTCATTGGCTGTCATATTGATCCTCTAATGTTAGATCATTATTATTATTTATTATTTGTGGCATTGCGGACCTTGGTAAATATTTCGTATCATCAATCACATCTGTATCAATTGTAAATGGATTATTTATTAAATCACTTTTTAAATAATATTCTAAATCTGTTTGATATGTCGGCGATCTCTTATAATTACCTAATGTTCTTCTAAAAATCTTTTGATATTCTTCTAATGGTAAAGTATCAATTGATTTATAATCAAATACAATAGGTTCTAATAATTTGTATAATTGAATTAATTTATCTTCTACTTTTGTTTTTAAAATTTCTGTATTTTGTCCCGATAAAGTATTGTTAATAATTTGTTCTTTGATTCTTCTTAATAGGCTACGAAATTCTTTAATATGTTGTGAATCTTCATCCATAATATTACTATTTTATGCGTTATTTAAAAAGATTTTTTTTAAACACATAGAAAAGAATGAGTAATAATCAAGAAAAACAACAACAACAACAACAACAACAACAACAACAAAATCGTAATGTTAAACGTCTTCGTGAGGAGCCTCCGCCACCACCATTAACATCAAATCAAGCAAAAGATCGTGCTTCTTTTATTCGGGGTGAAATAACAAAAGTAACAGTTCTAAAAAGACAAGGAAAAAGCTTTGATGAAATGAAAGAAGCTTGTAGTGAATTTGCTAACAATTATCCCCATTTATTTATAATGGTTACATCGGATGAGGAATATAGTGAAGGAACTTTACATACAATGCTTGTTATGTTAGATCGTATGGCAGAAAATAAAGTATCACAACACGATGCTTCTGTTGTAGTTGGAAAACACGTAGCACATCATTATATGAAACCAAGCAAATGAATATTACCTTACCAAATAAGTGGTTGAGGATTTTTAATTTTTGTAGGAATCTTAAATGTTTGACAAAAATCATAGGATGTTTGAAAATGAATATTATATATATTTTCATACAGTGCAGGATTATTTGCATACTCTTTTGCTTGATTTATACAGTCAATCTGTTTTTTTTCATATATATCAGAAATTGTTTCTATATAATTTATTTCTTCTTGCTCAAGAATAACTTGAGGAAATAAATCATTTTTACTATTTGCGTGAAATGTTTTTAAAACATTTAAAACAGTATTGTTCAATCCATTGAATTTTTTACCAATAAAATAACGTTCTGAATTACAAGGACGACTTGTAGCAGGTTTATATAATGAATACTCTTTAAAACAAGAACCGCATATACTAATTAATGCTTTTGTAGAAGGAGAATATGTATCAAAAATTTTTACAATACAAAAACCGTTTAGAGCAAGAGTTTGTAAACCAATAATAAAAGAACAAATTAATAAATCAAAAATTTGTTTTTCTTGTTGTGTATAATTTATACTAAAATCGAACCCTCCATCTGCAGTAAATAAATGAACTTTTCTATCAACATTTTGTATAAAATAACTTTGATTTTCTTCACGATAAATATCACCAGTTCCATCTTTTCCATATGAAATTTCTAAAACACCTTCATACTTTTTTAAAAATGAAGTTGCTTTTTTCCATCCTGGTATATAATGTTTATCTGATTTTAATGTAATCGCATACATCTTTTTAACAATTTTTTTGTATTTCTCAATATAATCAATAGTTGCTTGTATGAATCCACCAGGTCCTTCTGCTATATGAACAGAACGAATATGAATTGTTTCTTTTGGTAAAGTATCTATAAATTTTGATATTTCTAACATTTCAATCATTTTAAAATAAGATCTACTCAAAGGTCTTAATAAACTTATATTTGGATGAGGAAATTTTTCTTCTTGTGTATAAATCATTTCATATGGATTTGCTAACTTCTTCGCTAATTCCCATTTATGTTCTTTTTCATAAGCATTTATTTCTTCTTTCTTATCAATTAAAATGTTAGGTATAGAATCCTCAAAATTTTTATATTCTATTTCATATTTTTTTAACCCATATGATTTTGGTTTAAAAAATATGATACTTTTCCAAGGGGGTTTATCTATTAAATTGTCCATATTTTAATATAATAAATTTTATTTAGACCATCTCATTCATCCACATAAGTAACTTCAATATCAGGTTCTTCCACAATAGATGTCATTTGTGTTCCAAGAGTTACATTGAGTTTCAAATTTGTTACTGCGCATTTGTCTTCTTGCGATTCAAATAGTTCATTCTCAATATCATCTTCTGTTGGCTCATATTCCTCTTCATCTCCTTCAGGAATTGGTGCGGCGCCTTCTTGTAATCGCATAAATGCTTGTTCATCAAAGAGAATTTCTGAGAAGGATGTTCCTCCACGAATTGGTTGACCAGTCATAATATTTGCCGATACACCTGTCACTGGATCTATTTCTCCAAAGAGTGCTGCTTTCAATAATATCTTCTCTGTTTCCTCAAAAGATGCTTTTGCTAGAGGACCAATATCATTCTTATTAATACCATATCTGTCAACTGACATTAATTTACCAATACGAGTCATTACATCACATAATAATCCTAAATGACGATAATCTACACCACCCGCTTCCATAAACAATGTTGTAATTTCACTCAATAATATAGCACGTGCGGCTTCAACTCCAAGATTTTCATAAATATCATGCACGTGAGAAGATAACACTGCGTTGCCATTCACATATGGATGATTCATAATCTCTACAAAATTCGATCCATCAGTATCTAAGATATATTGAGTAATTGGTTCATATTTATTATTTACAAGTTCACAATAATTTGTATCTTTACGATAGGATACTGATTTAATACCAGGGATACCACGAATCACAATCGTTGTTAATAAACGGGTCTGTAACTTCTTCAAATTTAGAATATCATCTTTTGTAGAGGTTCTGGCTTCAGTAGTTAAACGAATTCTCATTACGAGTTTATCAGAATTATAATCAGAATAAATCATATTGATTTCACCAGTAAACTTCTGTTGTAAAGCAAAAGCAACAGTATCTAATGAAATATTTTTGTTAAACATTATATCACGATCAAACTCAAATCTTAATAACCATTTACTCCAAGGTTCTACTGTAGAAGAATCTTGTTGTGTTTCAAACATCTTATAAAACTCAATTAATTTACGATCCTCTTCTAATACAGATTCATCCGTTTTGGGGTCAAAGTAAATAGCAGCCTTTGTTACAATATCTTTCAGTAGTGTCAACTCTAAATCTTGCGCCACTTGTCTTGCTTTATCAATAGAATCACGGAACTCTCTTTTAAGAGGAATTGTTAATGAAATTGCTTTGGGGTTCTGCGTTACTTTGAGCAATTCTTTCAAACGTGGCACACCTCGTGTTACATTGGACTTGGAAGCTACTCCCGCTAGATGAAAAGTATTTAGTGTGTTATGAACCATAATACAGTCATCTACCATAAAGCTGTCATTTCCTGGAACCGTGAAATCATATACAAATGTATTCGGGTCTTCTAAAATCTTTAACTCTACAATTTCATCCCACACGATATCACTATAGGCAGCAGAACGAAGAAGTTCAATCTTCTCTTTAATTAAAATTCTATTAGAAGGAATTAATGTTCTTGTTGGGAAAACTTCTTCAAAATCTTCAATGTATCCTTGTAGTGTGAGTCTGCCAATAGATTCTTTCTTAGCCCAGCGACCAAAGTTTCTACTCTGTCCTGGCATTGTTAGTAGTTTTCCAACATCAGCGATTATTTGACCAAGTTCTGGAATCTTATCATAAATCTCCTTAGTATCGTGTTTTCCATCACGTTCCATATAGTTAACAATTTCATCTAGAGCACCCTTCTTCTCACCAAGTTCTAGACCAATGATATCTCTAAAATGAGCAGCATACTTTTTAAGAACTTGATATGTATAGAATACTTTGTCAGGAATACGAATACTTGTTTCTTCTCCAAATGAACCAAAGATACCACAATATGCTAAAAGTCTTGCTACATCGTGAATTAAATCTTTCGAACGAGAACCAACACGAATCTGTTGTCTCTCAACACTCATATTTCCATCACCATCAAAATATCCTCCAATGATTCCTCGAATGAAAGCAAGATTACTATGGAATACATTTGCGTGAATCTTCTTATCATAGGATCCCTCTGAAAAGTGTTTTAATAAGAAGTCTTTTAATGATTTATCGTAAATATTCGTATTTTTTGATGGTCCATATTGACCTTGATAATCACGAATTGTAATAATCCATTCATAATGCTTTGCAACTTCTCTGATCTTCTCTTCCACACGAGGATGAATCTTACAGATTTGAACGGTGTTACCATTTAATGAACCATCTGCTAAATAAATACCGCATAACCAACCAAACTCTTTTGTAAGTTCAAATCCATCTAGGTTTAAAAGAGGATTTGGCACCTCTGGAATCTGACGACCAATAGGAACACGTGTTCCAACCTTCAAATCAGAACCAAGAATAGGAATTATACCATTTGTAGAGCGAGTTAAGAAGGAATGACTTAATGTTGCAGTGGTCTTGCGTCCAGACTTTGTTGTAATTTCCACTAATCCTCCATTGGCTGGATGACGACTCACCTGTGAAATACGTTTCCAAGATGTCTTCTCATCATTTGATACTCCAACAATGGTATAATCATCATCTAAATCTAAAACTATACTGTTTTCACCAATAGTAATAAGTTTCTCTTTATTACTCTCTAAAATGTCATCAATGAATTTACCAATTTTTCCATAAAACTTTTCTTTTCCATTTATGACTATATTAGTGTCATAAACACAGGACATCTGAGTTGATGGCTCACCAATACTCTGCGCCGCAATAATACCAACCTGTTCACCAGGCTGTGCCCTTGACTTATAATTTTTCACAATCAATAGTTCACACAATGTATCAAAAGCATCTTTTGTAAAACGGTCTTTACCAATGAGTTTGTGAGGAGCAAGATAGAAACGGAGTAACGCAGACCACATTCTATGATGTATTTGTGTTTTCATAATTACTTTATTAATTCCATTGATAACATACGTAGGTGTTAAATCAGTTCTCTTTGATTCTGATAAATTGAATTTTACACGAATTGTTTGCATCAATCGTTCAATATTCACGGGTGAATATACACGTTTATTCGTAACATCTTTATAACGAATCACATTTTTCACCATAATATCCTGATCTTCTAAAACTTCTTCTACAAATGCTTCCAGTATTTCCTTATCATCTTCTCGAATAATATCTTCATTCATAATTTGTGATAAATCTTGTTCTACGAGACCATAATCTTTAATAATTTGATCTTTTGATAACGCAGCAATACCATATGTCTGTGATTCAATCATTGTAGCATTGATACCATCCTCACCATAGTGAAATTGAATAATATTCATCTTTGCGTCACGCACGGAACCATCGTTTTGTGTTACTAAATCTTCCATTGCTTTTACGAGCTGACGCTGGATATATCCTGTGTCCGCGGTTTTTACTGCAGTATCAATCAAACCCTCACGACCCGACATTGCGTGAAAGAAGAACTCTTGTGGTGATAAACCTTTAATAAAACTATTCTCCACAAAACCACGTGCCTCTGCGCCATCATCATACTTTTTGAAATGAGGAAGAGTGCGATCAGTAAATCCTAGAGGAATACGACGACCTTCTGGAGCCTGTTGGCCGACACACGCTAACATCTGAGCAATATTAAGATTTGAACCTTTTGAACCAGCACGAACCATTGATACTAAACGATTTTCTGAAGCAAGAGAACCTAAGCCATCATTCCCTGACTCTTCTGTGGCTTTATTGAGAGCACTAAATACACGATTCTCAAATTCATCCTTGTTACTCTTACCAGTGTTATTTGTAAACAAATCCAAATGAATTTGCATCATAATATTTTCTACTTCTGCTTTACGAGCACGAATCTTCTCTTCCATCTTATTCTTTGTATCTACATCTGCAATCAAATCACTAATACCAACACTAAATCCATTATATACAAGAAATTGTTCAATTGTGCTTTGCATACAATCTAGGAAATGAACTGTTTCCTTTGGACCATAATCTTTGAAAATTGTATGAATAATACCTTTCCCTTCCTTACTAAAGATATCTTTATCAAAGATACCCTGTAATACAAGACCTTCTCTAATTTTTACAAAGTTATTTGGATTCTCTTTATCTTCATTGTATCTCTTATTTCCCATTTCCATATTCACAGATGGAAGAATCTTTGAAAGAATTTGATGACCCGTGTAACGACCATTCACCGGTTCAGGCATACGACCATCAAAATGCTTGTTCCACATCATCATATTCATAAATTCACGACGATTAAAATTCACATTTGGCTGTGTTAAACGATAAGAACCAATAAGAGTATCTTGGACAATACCAATCACAGGTGTTGCGTGACGAGGTGTAATAATTTGCATTGGCACTGCGGCAATCTCTGCTAATTCTATACCTGCTTCATAGGATTGAGGAACGTGGCAATTCATTTCATCACCATCAAAATCTGCATTATAAGGACTTGTAACTGATACATTGAGACGAAATGTATTGTATGGAAGCACTTTTACTTTGTGACCCATCATAGACATTCTGTGAAGCGTTGGCTGTCTGTTGAAAAGAACAGTGTCTCCATCCATTAAATGGCGATTTACAATGTCGCCAAAGTGTAATACAATATCTTTTGTATTCACGTGTTTTAAAGATATAATTCTACCACTCTTTTGAACGATTGTTTTCGCACCAGGATATACATCTGCTCCATTTTGAATTAACTTATACATCTTATTACGATTGAACTGTGTAACACGTTCAGGCATTGTTAAATTCATAGCAATTTTAATAGGCATACCAAGTTCTTCAATACTAATATTAGGATCTGGTGTAATGACAGAACGTCCTGAGAATTCTACACGCTTACCTTGAATATTGTAACGAATACGACCTTCTTTAGAACCAAGACGTTGTTGAATAGACTTTAATGGTCTCCCAGAACGTTGCGCCGATGGAGCCACACCAGGGATCTGATTATCCACAAGTGTTGCCACGTGATACTGTAAAACAGTATATTGATCATCAATAATATTCTTTGCAGCGTTGTTATTAATCTTATCTTGTAAAGTATTGTTTGTATTAATAATCTCAAAGAGTTTGTGTGTTAAATCATCTTCTGAACGCTGATTGTTATCTTGAATTACAGAAGGTCTCACTTGAGGAGGAGGAATTGCTAAGACAGAACAAATCATCCAATCGGGTCGGCACCAATAACGATTGAGACCCATATAATCAACATCTTCATCAGTGATACGACGGAAAAGACGAAGAACATACTCACATTCTAACACTTGTCTCTCTTTCACCTTTTCTCTCTGCTCTTTGTCACCAGGAACGGAAGAAGGACCTTCAATATTACCCCATTCTGCTACAATTCGTGCAATAGATTCACGATTATAACGATCAGGCTGACGAGCACCACAACCATCTTCCGTATCTTGTCCACAGCGACTAATATTTTTAGAAATAGTTAAAACCTGCTTCCAACGAACTTCACCACGTTTTTTGTTAGAAACTCTTACATTATTTTTATCCATTAATAACTTTGAACAACGAATACAAATACATTCTAAAACATTTAATACCATTGGAAAGAATTGAATATAATAAACAGGTCTTGCTAACTTATAATGACCGAAATGACCCGGGCAATTATGATTTGTTTGACCACAAGAACGGCACGTTTTACCATTTTCTAAAGTGCCCATTCGAGGATCAAAGAGACCTCCAATACGTGGTTCATTACCATCAAATGTTCCAGCATTTGTAATCTCTACGACAGAACGTCTTTCAATTTCATCAGGGCTGAAAATACCAAATTGAATACCCACAATGGGTTCGATATCAGATGTTGGTTGTGCTTTGTTAGACATCCCCTATTTATATAAACTAAGATTTCTATAAGTAGAGTTTCGTTCAATTTTACTAAATATTTGCGTTAAAACTTTAAGTAGTTATAATTAGAATGAAAGTATTTAAATTTATTCGTAAAAATTATATACTCTTATTAATATTATTAATTATTGCTATTTTATTAATTAAATATAATGTTGACGGATTTGATTTACAAAGTATAATAATTGGTAACTCATGTATTTTACCAGATGTTACTATATTTGGCACATGCACCCCTCAATATACTTATGGGGTTACAAATATATGGGATGGTAGTAAATGTATTACTACTCGTCAAACATGTAAAACTGGGTATATATATACTGGCAATAATCAATGTCTTAGTATAAGTTATCCTAGAAAAATTGAGAAAAGTGTTCCATTGGTAACATATCCTGCTGAGTATAACTGTCCTTCAGGATATAGAAAGTTGGGTGATTTTATATGTGCCATTACACCAGTAGGGACTTATAAATGCCCTACTGGATATCCTAATAAAAGCAGCTCGATGTGTTATCGCTCTTGTGGGGCAGGATACATCTGGAATACTTCGAATTGTAAAAATAAGCGTCCTACAGATGGCGCACCCCCATATACAACACCAGAATCAACAGAACCAATATGTTCTTCATAAATATGATTCACCAAAGTGGGTCTATTTCCTTCAAACGTATAAGATCATTTCTATCCTAATTCTTCTTACTCCCGAGTGCGTTAAAAAATCTTATATATATATATATAATGAAAAAGAATACTAGAAATATTTTATATATGTTATTATTTTTAATTGTTCTATGTCTTATTTATTTAAATACAAATACGGAGGGGTTCGCAGCACCAACAGCGAATGATACTGTAAATAGAGCGTTTGTAGAATCTTATTCAAATCTATCAACTATGTTACACGAAATAAATATTATTAAACCAACAGGTAAATATTATATTTTAAATTCATCTGCTGATAATGCTTTAAAAACAAAAATTGGTCAATTAGGTATAGCATATTTTACGTTAACCAATTATTATTATAGTGATAATCGTTCTTATAATGCTATTCCAGCTAATTTGAATAGTAATTTCTATAGATACGGTAATGATCCAACTTGGGGTATAGGAGGTGATTATCCTTCTAGCACTCAATCAAGAGATAAAAAAAATTGGATTGCTCTACCTAGTAATATTAGAACAGAATATATTAATAAATTAAATGCTATCGGTTCACAATTTAATACTCTAAATAATATTATTAGAAATAGTAATACTGTTCTTACATTATCAAATAGAAATCTTACAAGAGAAACAACTGATAAAAACCCTGCTGATCCTATAAACCTTAACAATATTTTTAGAGTTTCAAATAGTTTTAATCTTACCACTTTCGTATGCTCTAATGTAACTTGTACATAATCATTAACAATCCATATCCACCATTTCCTTCACCAGGGTCTCAAAGGTATAAGAACGTTTCCATCCTAATTGTGTCTCTGCTTTGAGAGGATTACCACAAAGAATATCAACCTCCGCAGGTCTATAGAATTCAGGATTCACTTTCACTCTTAAAATTCCATTTTGATCATATCCTTCTTCTTTATCCTCCTTGCCCTGCCAAGATAATGTAAAACCTTTCTGAGCAAAAGCAATGTTACAAAAGTCTCTTACTGAATGAACTTCATTTGTAGCAAGAACAAAATCATCAGGTAAATCCGCTTGTAGGATTCTCCACATTCCTTCCACATAATCCTTTGCGTGACCCCAATCACGTTTCGCATCTAGATTACCTAATTCAATATATTGTTGCTCACCTTTCACAATTCTTCCTAAAGTAGATGTAATCTTACGTGTTACGAAATCCTTACCTCTTCTAGGTGATTCGTGATTAAATAAGATACCATTGACTGCGTATAAATTATAAGACTCTCTATAGTTTTTGACAATCCAGAAACCATACAGCTTCGCTACACCATAAGGACTTCTAGGATAAAAAGGAGTTGTTTCATCTTGAGGATATGCTTGAACCTTTCCAAAAAGTTCACTTGTAGATGCTTGATAGAATCTTGTAATATTTTTGTATTTTGAATGACGCATTGCTTCCAACAGATACAAAGGACCTAAGCCATCGGATTCTAAAGTATATCCTGGCATCTCAAAAGAACGCTGCACATGACTCTGGGCGGCTAAATTGTAGATTTCAAAGCATGTAGTAGAATTATCAAAAGTATATTCTATTTTACGAAGAGTATTTAATAATGATGAACAATCTGTCATATCACCATTGTGTAGGGTTAGATTCTTATGATTTAAAATATGTTGAATATTTCCTAAACTATTGTTGAGTGATACACGACGGAAAAACCCGTGAACTTTATAGTTCTTTTCTAACAAAAGTTCTGCTAGATAAGAACCATCTTGACCTGTAATACCTGTTATAAATGCTACTTTCATCTTTTGTAAGATATGGAATTGTTCTTTAGACTTTAAACCAAATAACCCGTTTTGAAAACACCAATTCTTTCCGCAGAATTATCATAGGGTTCATAACAAATCTTTTTTTCAACCTTTGATACATCCAAATGAGAAGCAAAACAATAAAAAGAAGATTCTAAACAATGAATTTCTTTAGCACCTTCAATAAGATTTTTATAGGTTAGCATTGGTAAATTCACAACGATATTTGCCAGTTCATAAAACTTATGATCTTCCGCATAGTTATTCTTATTAATATCTAAAATAGGTAAATCCGTATTTAACTTACTAAAAATATCCACACTTTTTTGAGAAGAGTTTTGATGTAAAACTATATAATCTTTAGATACTGCTTGAACTTTTTCTAACAAATCAATTGATTCTTTATATGTTGGAACATAAAAATAATCAGTTCTTACTTTACGAGGTAAATCCATATCATCATAAAAACTATGAGGAAAATCATAAATCATACGTCTTTCACTATGATATCCAGAACTATATACTTTGTATCCTTCATCCTCAAAATAGATTTTTCTTGATACAAAAGGATATAATTCCATATCATCATTAATTACAAAAAGTTTTATAGATGAATCATCCGCATACATTGATCTTACTGCTGCTTCATTGTTCTTTTTACATACAACAACAATCTCATCGTAACAAGTAGAAAGATATCTTACAGATCCATTCATCCAAAAAAAATCCCCTAATCCTAAGTGATGATAAATAAATGCTTTTGTTTTTGCATAACCTTTTTGTTCTTTGAGGTTAGAATTTGCTGCTTCATTAATCTTCTTCTTTACACGAAACCGTCTATCATTTTCTCTTAATACTTCTCCATAGGTTTTTGTTAAATTTGTATCTTTGTGAATATTATCTTGTAGATTCCAAATAGTGAGATTTATCTTCTTTAGAATTTTATAATAATAACTGTGCTGGAGAACATAATGTTTTAAAGATTCATATAAAACATTATATTCTTTTAAACAATCTTCTTTTCTTCCATCTGATATTTTCGCAACTTTAATATCAAGAATTGTTAGCTTATCAAGAGCTTCTCCCAAACTAACTGCTAATACTAAATCTGTCATATATGAATATATAATATTTTATTATTTAAACCTTTCTTAAAGTATTATATTTTTCTTAACTTCCCATCTTTCGTAAAATTTGGTAAAGCACAAGTTACATCTGATAAATCTAATTTATGTAAAACTGATTCTTGTTTATATTTATTTTTATTTCCACCTTTGTATTTTCTTGTTTTATTTGTTTTTCTTGTATATCTATACCCTCCAGCCTTCGCCATTTTCTTATTAAACTTTTTCTTATACTCTAAATATAGAACTTCTGGAACATAAGGTTTTATTTCTTCAGGATGTAAAATTGCTTGACATTGAGGGAACCAACATTTTCCAAATCGTTCATCACCAAATTCTTTATTTGCTACTTCTATTGCTCGTGCTAAATCTTTTTGACAAATATCAATACCATCGTGATTTATTCCACCTTTTGTTTCATGGTGAAAATGTATTACAGGATTCTCTTCTTTTCCTTCATCATCGTCTCCCATAATAATACAATCATGATCTTTTGAAGGAAGCACAGTTGGTAGCATACCTTCAAATGGAATATTGGCATAATTTCTATTACCATTATTGTTTCTTGCATTTCTCACATTTTCAGGAAACTTGTCTATATTAATATTCCATTTTTTATCTTCTAGAATTTTTGTTAATTTTCTATTTCTAATAAGAGGAGCATTAAACACTTCTTCAATTAATTCATCCATTACATCATTATGTTTCTTTTTATCAACATCTTCTTGTAATTCTAAAGTATATTCTCTTAAACGTCTAAATCTTGCTGCTTTTTCTAACGTTCCTCCACCTCCAAATCCTACACAATTTGCGTTATCAAAAAATACTACATTTTGGTTGGCATTTAATCGTGCTTGTATTTCTGGATCTAATGCTGCTAAAGTAGTGGATGGATTCGTCGCTAACGATACTATATAATGTTTATGGTTCTTTGTTACTCTTCCACAAACAGTACACCATTCTATTTTCTTTGGAGATCCTTCATATTGGCTATAAGCATATGTATCATATAATTTTTTATGATAATAGTGATTTGTAACAGCACAATTATGACTCATATACATACATCCTTCTTTACGTTCAATATATTCAAGACATATAGGGCAACAAGAATAATCAAATGGTTTTTCAAAAAATATATCATATTTTTCAATATCAGAACGAGTTGAACCTTTCCATAATATTTCTTTTTTTACTTCTTCCCCTAGCAATGTTAGAATTTTTTTATAGAGTTCTGGTTTCGTTTCATGTCCTTGATGGGCGATATCAATTGCTGTGATTTGTGTAACATTTGTTTTTATTGTTTTATCTGCTCCATGATCTAATAAATATTTAATAATTTTTAAATCATCTTCATTATCAGCATATTTAACAATCAACATTAAAGCAGTACCATTTTCATCATTTACAGCATTTACTTC